CCGCTGTCGCTGCAACCCTAATCGGCCAGGCCCTCGGCTGGATTTCCGAGCAGCGCGCCCAGAAGCCCGCGACCCGCGTCTTCACGGCCGAGGACCAGAAGGACCCGTTCGAGAGGACGACGTGATGGAAGACTTTACTGTCTTTAAATGGTTTAAACTATCTGACCCCAATACTGTAATGGGTGAAGACCTTGACAAGATTCGAGAAGATCATCTCTTGTGGTGTACTATTAAGTTAGCTAATAGACAACAGGGCCGCTATGACAGAAAATGGAATGAACAAGTCTCTAACGCTGTCGACCGACTCACGGGCACCTGCCGTTGTGGTGGACCCGATGGACACGTCAAGCATGGGATACATTGTAGACTATGAAACGCACAATCTCTAAAACAACTCACGAACCCAGTTCTGAGGAGTACGAGCTCTGCACCCATTGTAGAGGAGAAGGTACGAACTTGAAGCGTGGATACCAGCAAAGCATGGATGAAGCGATTGCGGTTACGTGTCAGACATGCGGAGGCACTGGTGAGCAACCGGCGGGAACCAAGGCCAAGGAAGAAGCAGAGCGTAAACAGACTCAAATCAGGTGGCACCTTAAGCAGCGTGATGAAGCTCAGGCTAAGCTTGACAAACTTGGATTTTATGATCTATGAAAATAGCACAATTTCTCGGAAACTTAGCGGTTATTGGAGTTTTGGTAGGAATAGTTTTTTGCCTTTTTTCAGAATTTAGTGTTGGTGTTCCTACCATTGTCATTTCCTTGTTCTTAGGATTCTGTATTGGGTTATTTTTGAGAGCGGAGACTGATCCATTTTGAACCCCGAAGACATCGACTTCCTACCCACAGAAGACCTGCTCGCGAGTCTCTTCCGACGCTTCGACGCGGCTCTCTTCATTGGGCACATGGCACGCAGTGATGAGGCTGGGGAAATTGTCTTCGAGACCTATGGCGACTTCCCCACATGTTACGGCCTCGCACAAATCTCGCTCGACGCCCTGTGTAGAAACAGCTTCCCTGATGACAGTACTCCAAGCGTTTGACGCCGAGTTCTCGCAATACGACTGGTACCACAGTGCTAAAGGCGAGCTCGGCAACTTAGTCCTCTTCACGAAACGTCCCCTCACCGACCTCGAGCGCTTATTTGTGCCCTTGCGGTGGTTCGGGGTGAAGGTGTGTATTCATGAATGATGTAGCCCCTATCATTGCGATGATTCTCTTAGGTTTTTTTGGGTGGGCGTCTTTTTGTAATTGTCTATTCGGATGGGTTTGGTATCTTTGGCCTGAAGACCGTTGGGAGTGGCTTCCCTGTTCCTTCCTTTACATCGGCATTTTCGGAGTAATCTGTGCCCTCCTCAGAGCATTTGTTTAATGAATGAAGTAACAATAGACCAGTACCCAAAGGTAGGATTAGCTCGTATAGGGGTATGGTACCCTCGATGTGAAGGTAACATTCATACATTCGAAGTTGACATGTATGACGTTCGCGCGTCTGATGGCTTTAGGTTCACCTACGATTTCGAACGTGACGGCTGGTCTATCACACAATCTGACGAAGAAGGGGAGTGGGAAGAGACTCACTTCGTTCAGTCGTGGGCCAAGAACCGAACAGCTTGGGCTGAAGGTTGTTTCGCAAATGACCTCCGTGCCATGACGGCCACCCCCACTGACACCATTACGCGCTGTATCGCGACTGGCCGCGACGAATACACCCTTACGCCTCCGGTGATACCATCGTGATGTTTAAAACCCCTCCCCGCCCACACCAAGCCGAGGACTTCGAGCGAGCGAAGGATGAGGCTGCATGGGGACACTTCTGGGGCGTCGGAGCCGGGAAGTCATGGATGGGGGTCAATCAGGCGGCCCTCCTCTATCGCAAAGGCGAGATTGATGCGATGCTCGTGGTCGCGCCCTCCTCGGTCCATGAGATGTGGATTTCGGAGCAGATAGCTGAGCACATGCCCGACGACATTCCGTGGACTGGCCATATCTACTTCTCCTCGCGAGCTCGAACCAAGAAGTTCCAGAGGGAACTCAAGGCGATGTTCAAAGAAAAGTTCCCCATCTTGGTCATCACATACCCAGCATGCCGCACCTCCCGCGGCAAGAACGACAAGCGGGGGACGGTGGTGGGCAAAGACCTCGTCATGAAGTTCCTCAAGGAGCGGAAGGTGTTCTTCTGTGCAGATGAGTCGCAGTTCATGAAGACCCCAGGTGCCAAGATTACAAAGATGTTAACCGCCGCATCGCGGTACGCGAAGCACAAGAGGATATTCTCAGGCACAAGCATCACGAACAGCCCATTCGACATCTACTCGCAGCTTCGGTTTCTGGACGGGTCGTTCTGGCCTCGGAAGGGCTTTGGGTCATATCAATCATTCAAGACCACGTTCGGCGAGTTCGAAGAGATGCGGCTCGCGGACCGCAGGTTCCAGCGCCTCAAGGGCTACAAGAACCTCGACTACCTACGCGAGATTATCAAGGACATTTCAGACCATCATACCACAGAGGAGGTCCTCGACCTACCAGAAAGGACATTCACCAAGCGTTTCTTCGACCCGTCCCCAGAGCAGCGCCGCATGTATAAGGACCTGCAGCGAGACTTCTACACCTTCCTCGACGAGCAAGATGACCTCATCACTACCCAGCTCGTAATCACCCGCCTCGTGCGTTTCCAGCAGCTCTTGTCTGGGTTCATTGAGACTGACGAGGGAGGCTTCCAGCGCTTGTCCTCCAACCCACGCCTTGCGCTCCTCGAAGACATTCTTGAGAATGAGATACCCGGCAAGAAGGCGATTATATGGGCCAAGTTTAAGGAAGACATTTCGCAGATATGTGGTAAAATGGGTGACGCAGCCGTAAGGTTTGATGGCTCAGTCAAAGAGACTGACCGGCTTGAGGCCCGCATGCGCTTCAAGAAAGACCCTAAGTGCCTCTACTTCGTGGCGAACCCCGCCGCTGGTGGAACGGGCCTTACCCTCAACGAGGCGAACGTGACTATCTATTACAACAACTCCTTCAACCTCGCCCAGCGCCTTCAGTCCGAGGGGAGGAACCATCGCATGGGCCAGACAGGTACGGTTCTGGTGATTGACCTCTTGGCTCGAGGCTTGGGAATTGATTGGCATATTCTTCAGCGACTCCGTGAAAAGCGTGAAATGATTGACACTGTGTTTGGACACGAGGTGCGAGAATGGATATAGCAGCTATTGTATGTCTTTCTGTAATTACCTTTGGATTTATGTTTTTTCTGGTTGTGGCCGCTATCGGCGTTATTAGAAGTTGGTGACATGGATAAACTACAACGACTCGAAGAGTTGACCAAGCAGATGGACGCCTCGTTCGAAGAGGTGGCGGGGCTCGAGGCCAAGCTGAAGGAGGCCAAGGAGAACAAACGCATGCTTCAGGAGGATATCATTCCCGAAGCCATGCACGAGGTGGGTCAGGACCTCCTCAAGCTTCCTTCTGGCCGCTACCTGTCTTTGGAACACGAACTCAAAGTTCGTGTTCCAAAGAACGCAGAGGACGAGGCGTACTCGTACCTCGAAGACCTCGGGGAAGGCGGCATGATTAAGCGGTCCGTGGTCGTAGAGTTCAGACAGGACCAGGAAGAGGACGCTGTCGCGGCACTCGAAGCCCTGCGCCACGCCGGCTTCCACCAAGCATTCGTAAAGAAGAGTCACCACTGGAACACCCTTCAAGCATGGGTCAAAGCACAAATGGAGGATGGCAAGGAAGTACCCCGAGAGTTGTTTGGCATTTACGAACGAGACGTAGCACAGGTTAAGAAGAAGGTATGAATTGGACTTCCCTAATACGTGCCTCGGGCCTCAAGGAGTGGGTCTGTGAGCATGGAGTAGGTCACCCTGACCCAAGTTCCGCTTCGGAGCTTGACGAGGAGTGTGGTTGGAAGGATTGTTGGGGAATTCACGGATGTTGTGGATGTTGTGCAAGAAAAGATTTTCCAGGACGAAAGGAAACCAATGGCTAAGAAGACAGAACTTGCGATTAAGCGTGACGAAGAGACGGGCCTCGTCGTAATGGACATTCCCTCGGAGCTCGCTGGGCGTGGGACCGAGCAGCTTACCTCGGAGGACCGGTCGATTGCGTGGCTCAAGCTCCTCCAGGGAGGCAGTCCTGAGATTAAGTCCTCGCGGACCCGCGTTGAGGGTGCGTCCCCGGGGATGTTTTACAACTCGGCGACCGGTGACCTGTTCAACGATGTGGAGATTACGATCTGCACCACCGAGCGCCAGTTCACGGAGTGGACGCCCGAGGACAAGGGCGGCGGTTTTGTGGGTAAGCATGACGCGGCCAGCCCCATTGTACGTGAGGCCATCGCTTATTCCAAGCAGGAGGACATCTGGCCGATTCGACGGCCCAACGGCAACGAGCTGATTGACACGCGCTACCTCTACGTGTTGGCGGGAGAGGCCACAGAGGCTGCGGTCTTCGCTATCTCCTCGAAGAAGCTCAAGACCTACAAGAATCTCATGGCGCGCATTCATAACTTCCGGGTCCTTAACTCTGCGGGTGAGAGAGTCCAGCCTCCTCTGTGCGCGATTCGTATCCTGTGCTCGTCGTTCGACGATTCGGCCAAGGGTCACGACTTCTCGAACCTGACCCTGGAGCCTGCGGTGGACAATGACCTCGCCAAGAGCCTCTTGCCCATGGACGATCCGCGTGTTAAAATTGGGCTTCAGGTCGCCGACGACTTCGACAACTCGCGTCTCAAGGTCGATTACGCCGGCGAGCGGGACTCGTCGGACAATAATGAGGTTATTGATGTAAAGGTGTTTGAATGATGAAGTACGTTTTTCTTTGCGGAGTTCTGTGCCTCTGCGGCTGTACAGATTCAAAATGGAAGTCATACACGTCTCTTGGTAGTTCAATGCGTGTCACGTTGTATTCTGGTGGGGAAGCAGTAAAGACATGGGTTTCTACTGGAAAGGTGACATCCGGAGAACACGGAACACGTTTCGCGTTTGTCGACTCAAAGACTAAGGCCTATGTTCGAGTAACTGGCGATGTTTGTGTTGAGGAGATTACTAAATGAAGACTTACTTTTTGATCTGCATCCTGATGTGCCTCGTAGGCTGCGGTACTCTCGGTAGTATTCAGGACGCGGCCAACAAGGTCGGGGACATTGCGAACAAGACTGGCGACGTTGTCAGTGAAGTCAAGGAGTCCGCGGCCGAGCATGATTGGGCCAGCATCATTGAGAAGATTGCCTACGGCGTTGGTGCCGTGGCCGGTGTCGCAGGTGGCGGAATGTATTTGAACAAGAGAAGGAAGGCAGGTAAAGTATGATTCTTTGCAAGAATGACGACGGCTTGTATGTTGTTCCTCTTGGTTCGGTTGAGGAAAACTTTTTTGAACTCCTTGGACTGAGCCTTCGAGAAGGAAACACTGTAAAGTTAGGTATTAAGGACGTAGCTGAAAGTTCAGAGCATGTTGCGGACCTTAAGATTCGGATTGACTAAATGAACCTCTCAGCCCAACAGACCTCAGCATTGGACGCGATTCACTCGTGGATTCGGGACAAGGACGCTCCCTGCTTTTACCTCGCGGGAGCCGCCGGTACCGGGAAGACGACCCTCGCGCAGTATGTGGCCGAGGGCCAGAACACCGCATTCCTGAGTTTTACCGGCAAGGCGGCATCGGTGCTGAGGTCCAAGGGCTGCGAGGGCGCGACAACGGTACACTCCCAGATATACACGGTCAAAGAGAGGGACAAGACGGAACTCCAGAGGCTCGAGGCGGAGTATGAGAAGACAGGTGACGAGAGGCTCTTGCTCAAACTCAAGAAGGCCCGAAAGGAAGCCCAGAGCCCAAGCTTCACACTCAACCCCAATTCCGCTATCCGAGACTGCGACCTCATAATCCTTGACGAGTGCAGCATGATCGACGAATTCATGGGCAACGACCTCCTCAGCTTCGGAGTTCCGATTCTTGTTTTGGGTGACCGCCACCAGCTTCCCCCAGTGAAGGGCACAGGGTTCTTCACCAATCAGACTCCGGACTTCGAGCTCACGGAGATTCACCGCCAGGCGCTCGACTCTGGAATCATTCAGTTCGCAACCGACATCCGGAAGGGCCGACCCGTATACGTGGACGGCTACTACGGCCCAGACGTGAAAATCGTGACACAGGAGGAGTTCGTTGAACAGATACGGCCGTACATTGTTCCGCCTACGCAAGTACTTGTTGGGCTCAACAAAACTCGAAACAAGGCGAACCGCCTCCTGCGCGACCAGATGGGGTTCTACAACAAGTACCCAATGGAGAGAGACCGCGTCATTTGCCTCCGCAACAATCACGACAAGGGCCTGTTGAATGGGGCACAGTTCGAGGTTCTCGAAGGCGCGGAGGCCTCGGCCTATGACGACTACATGCGGATGACAATCCGCAGCGACGAGGGCGAAGAGTTCCGCGTCAAGTTCCATAGGGAGGTCTTCCATATCGACGAGAAGGGCCGGAACGAGGAGCCTGATTGGCGTTTCGCTAAAGAAGCCGAGTTTTTTGATTTCGCCTGCGCCATTACGGTACATAAGAGCCAGGGCTCGGAGTACGATGACGTCGTGGTCATTGACGAGAGCCGCAGGTTCTACGAAAAGGGCCGCAAGCACCGCTACACCGCCGCGACTCGGGCGGCTAAGCATTTGACATGGGTGGTAGGATGAAGTTCCCCTGTGCGTGCCCCGACGTCAAGGACTGTCCGAACGAACTCAGTGTGTCGGAGTCCGAGTTCTTCGACGATATGTTGGCGTTCCGCGTCAAGGGTAAAGGCGCGCTGCTGGGCAAGGAAGAGATTATGAAGTTGATTGAGTATTTGGAGAAGCATGCCTGACCTAACAACTAAAGTCCTCCGAGCACGCGAGGCGGGAGCCGTGAAGCGGCTTCACACACTGCCCGTCGTAGGGCATTATGATATTGCCCAGCATTGTTACGGGATGTTGACGTTGCTGGACCTCTTCGCACGTCGAAACAGCCTCATTTTGAATGACAAGGACTACCGAGACCTGCAGCAGCACATCCTCTACCACGACACCCACGAGCGCTTTACAGGGGACGTGCCCAATGGGCTGCGGCACCTTGACAAAGTCTCGTCGTCTGCTGGGCATTTTCGAGAACTCCAAGAGGCGGTTGACAATAAGCTGGGTTATATCCAGGGGGACCTATCCCCTCATCAGTACAACTGGTTCAAGTCCCTCGACCGGCTTGAGTTCCTGCTGACGTGCTACGACCAGAGGGCGCTTGGGAACAAGAACATTGAGCCCTGCATCGCGTATGAAGAGAAGTGGTTCGCGACCTCGGAGATTGTGCCTTCGGAAGTGCGGAAGTTCGTGGCTGATTTTGAATGGAGGCGAACCTCAAATGAACTATAAGACATCCTATGACCGTGCTCTCTTGTTGAGCTACGGCGAGCGCCATGTTGGGCGGAAGCCTACTTGGCGAGAATGGATTGCGGAGAAAATCCTCCGAGTACGTGTCGAGAGACTACCGGACTACTTCAACCATGCCCAAGAGACTGCGGCGCACATGGTCGAGTCGGGGGACAAGGTACGTAAGGACACGTTCTACACAGTAGGTGGCAAAATGGAAATTGAGTTTAGGTTCGTGGAGGATAAATGACTGACGAGTTTTCGAGGTTCGCAGAGCTGACGTATAACAACAAGTACCGGAAGGCCGGGGAGACGTGGGTCAAGACCGCATGGCGCGTGGCCACTGAGGTCTACTCCGCAGTCGACGCGCCCAACAGCCTGGTCCAAGCCACGGCACAAACTTTCGCGGACCGCAAGGCCCTCGCTGGTGGCCGCTATTTTTATGCTGCTGGTCTCCCGATTCACCAGTGCCAGAACTGTTCGCTGTACATGGCGGAAGACTCGCGGGAAGGCTGGTCGTCGCTGTTCCGTAAGGCATCCCTGGCCCTCATGACAGGAGCAGGAATCGGGGTTGTGTATTCGAACATTCGGGAAGAGGGCGCTGACATTAAGGGAACGGGAGGCATTGCGACAGGTCCCATTGCCCTCATGCAAATCCTGAACGAGATGGGTCGCGGCATCATGCAGGGAGGGAGCCGCCGCTCCGCAATCTGGGCCGGGCTTCACTGGAACCATCCTGACATCGAGAAGTTCATTCACCTCAAGAACTGGAAGGAAGAGGTGAGGGACCTCAAGGCGCGGGACTTCAACTTCCCGGCCACGATGGACATGACCAACATTTCTGTAATCCTTGACGACGAGTTCTTCGCCGCGTACCATGACAACGGACACCCACAACATGTCCTTGCCTCGACCGTGTATTGGGAAACGATTGAGCGCATGCTTCGAACCTCCGAGCCGGGATTCTCGGTCGACGTGGGAGAGAACGCTGGTGAACACCTCAGGAATGCCTGCACCGAAATTACGAGCCGCGACGACTCGGACATCTGCAACCTCATCTCTGGCAACATGGCGCGGATCGAGTCTCACTCCGACATGGAACGCGTCATGAACCATTCCACGGCCTTCGCCATCGCGGGTTCGGTCTACTCGGATTTGCCCCATGAAGAGATACGAGCGGTCCGCGAGAAGAACAGGCGAATCGGAGTCGGGCTCATGGGTCTGCACGAGTGGCTCTTGGTGCGTGGGAAGAAGTATGGGCCTGACGCCGAGCTCGAGGAGTACCTCAAGATTTACCGTGACTGTACAGACGTCGCGGCTCGGGACTGGGCTCGCGAGTGGAGGCTCTCGGAGCCAATCAAGAAGCGCGCCATTGCCCCGACCGGGACCATCTCCATCGTCGCAGGTCCCACGACTTCGGGCATTGAGCCGCTCTTCTGTGCGTCGTACATGCGGCGCTACCTGAAGGGGAAGACGTGGTGTGAGGAGTACGTCATTGACCCAGTTGTCAAGCGCCTCGTGGCCGAGGGGCACGACCCTGCAGACATCGAGGACGCGTACACGATTGACACGGAGCGTCGTCTCGAGTTCCAGGCGTGGGTTCAGCAGTACGTGGACCATGCGATTTCCTCGACTATCAATCTCCCTGCTTGGGGCACGGAGCGAAACAACAAACAAACTTTGCAGTGCTATGGGAACCTATTCATGAAGTACCTACCCCGCCTTCGTGGGCTGACATGCTACGCCGACGGGTCTCGTTCCGGCCAGCCCCTGACGCCTGTCCCATACAACGAAGCCTTGGCCCACACCGAGTCATACGGCGACGTCTGCGACGTGTCGGGGAAAGGGGGGAGTTGTGGAGCGTAGAACACTAAGAAAAGAACTCGGCACCTTTGAATTCGAGTATAAAGAATATAGGGGAGAAGGTTGGCCACAAGATAAATGGCAGACTCCTATTAGTGCTCTAATAAACTGGCTGCAAGACGCTGTTCGCGCAAATAAAGACAAAGAATTGTTTGTTGAACTGGACGTTCCTTACGAAAACGAACCCAGTGACTTGCTCCTCATCGAGGAATGTGAAGAACCGGAAGAGGCATACCGGGAACGTGAGCAGTTCATGTTGGAAAAGCAAATGAAGGAGAAAGAGGAGCGCCGCAAGAAGTACGAGGAACTCAAGAAGGAATTCGAATGACAGCCGACGAAGCTCTCATTAAAATCTATTGGCTCGTGAATGGACACAAGCATAAGTATGACACCGAAATCCGTGAGATTATCGACAAGGTCCAGTACTACGCATGGGAAGGAATGAAAGATGAATGAAACACTAAAGCTTGCATTGGAATACTGGGTCATGAACCTTGCCGATGATCCTACAATTTTTTGCCTAACAGAAGAAGAGGGAAAGAGGCACCTCGCGGAGGCAGAGGCTCTCTTAACGAAACTTCCTGAAGAGACCACCGCGTCAATCGGCAAGTGGGGCATCGAGACGTTCGGCAAGGTCCGCGACCCTGCGGCCTTCATTGGCCGGGCGCTCGAGGAGATGGTGGAGTTGATTGATGGGTGCGTAGTGCTTAATGACTTCCAGCATCACAATCTCGACGTCCTGACTTTAGTGGCTAACTTCCTTAAGGATGAGGCTAAAATCCTTCGTAAAGCCTACTCGGCTGAGGAGGCTGCCGACATCCGAATCTTCCTCGAGCACTTCAACTACGCCCTCGGGGTTGACGGCCAAGAGGAGGTCGACAAGAAGATAGCAATCAATCGTGAACGTACTTGGAACATCGACCCAAAGAGTGGAACGGCGCAACATAAGGAGACGACGTAATGAATCTCAAAGAACAGCAAAGTTTACTTGTTATCGGCATGCTTCTCTGCCTATGGCTCTCGCTCGTCTCAGTAATGACCGTATGGACCGACGCTGAAGTTGATTGGGTCGCGGCTAAGATGAAGGAGGAGCCCGTCGACATTCACTGGGGCTGGTCCGCTGCTATTGTGGTCCTGCCCGTTACTGCTCCCTTCGCCTTGCCTTTCAACATTGGCTGTGAAATCTACGCAGCATTTGAGGGAGAATGACCTTTATCCAGCAACCTTACTTTCCTCCCACCTCCACATGGCGACCCCCAATCCTCAAAGACCTTCCGAGATGGGAATCGCAACGCCGCGTAGGCCTCGACATCGAGACGTGCGACCCTCTCCTCACGAAGCTGGGGCCTGGGCCCAGACGAGATGGCCGTATAATCGGCATCTCGTTCTGCTTCGACTCGACTCGGGAGCCATATTACCTGCCCATTGACCACGCCTCGGGCGGTAACCTCCCGGCCCAGCATGTGTGGTCCTACCTGAAGGACCAGGCGGCGGAGTTCCGTGGCGAAATTGTGGGGGCGAACCTCCAGTATGACCTTGACTTCCTTGAGGAGGCTGGCCTGACGTGGCGTCCCGAGGTCCGCTTCCGAGACGTGCAGCTCGCGGACCCACTTATCTACGAGCTTCATATGTCGTACTCCCTGGAGAACATCGCCAAGCGGTGGGAGATTCCGGCCAAGGACGAGGGACGCCTTCGGGACGCGGCTGCCAGGTACGGGCTCGGCAACCACAAAAAAGAGATGTGGAAACTCCCGGCTCAATTTGTGGGAGAATACGCCGAGCATGACGCGTTGCTGCCGCTCCAACTCCTCGAGCTCCAAGAGAAGGAACTCGCATCGCAGGGCCTCGAGAGGGTGTGGGACCTCGAGACGGACTGCCTCCCCATTGCTCTCTCGATGCGGCGGCTCGGGGTGCGTATTGATTGGGACAAACTCAAAGAGATTGACGACTGGGCGTCGGGAATCGAGCGGTCCGAGATGGATAAGGTCCGGGCGTTGACTGGGGTAGAGGTTGGGTTCGGGGACACGTCGAAGTCCGTGCTGCTCGCCAAGTGTCTCGAGTCGATAGGGGTAGAGGTTCCGATAACGCCATCCACACAGAAGCCTTCGGTCAAGGCTGACTTCCTGCGTGCCAACCCCCATGATGTTACCAACGCAATCCTCCGCGCCAAACAATTCGCTAAACTGCGAACTACGTTCTGCAAACAGGTCTGGGCGCAAAGAGTGGGGGACAGGGTTCATTGTACTTTCAACCAGTTGCGGACCCAGAAGCCGGGACAGGAAGAGTCCATGGGCGCGGCGTTCGGGCGGTGGTCCTCATCGGACTTCAACATCCAGAACCAGCCCATTCGCAATCCTGAGTACGGCCAACTGTGGCGCTCAATCTTCATACCGGACGAGGGGAAGGAATGGTGTTGCTGCGATTTCTCAGCACAGGAGCCTCGTCTAACAGTCCACTTCGCCGCGCTCAACGGGCTGCCCGGAGCGCAGGCCATGGCGGACCGGTACTGCTCTGACCCGACCATTGACCCACACGCAGCCACTGCGGCCATGATGTTCGAGGAGTGGGGGTCACTGGAGGAGGGTTCCACAGAGTACAAGGCTAAGCGCGAGCAGGGCAAGACACTGTTCCTCTCGTGGGTCTATGGTAAAGGCGCGGGGAAGATAGCCCGTGAACTGGGCTATGCTACGGAGTGGAAAGAATTTACTTCACGTAGGACGGGTGATGTGGTAAGATATGAGGCACCCGGCCCAGAAGGCCAGAAGTTTATAGACAAGTTTAACGCTCGAGTGCCCTTCGTGTCAATACTTTCTAAGGCGCTCAAGGAAATGGCCAAGACTCGTGGCTACGTCCAGACCATGTCGGGCCGGCGTTGCAGGTTTAGGATGTTTGGAGGAGAGAGGATAGAGACACACAAAGCCCTGAACCGCGTGGTGCAGGGGTCCGCGGGAGATCAAATCAAGATGTCGCTGGTGGCGCTGTGGAAGGCAGGGATACATCCCCAGTTGACGGTACATGACGATCAAAGCTTATCCTTAAGTACGGAAGACGAGATGCGAGAAGTAGGGCAAATAATGATTGATGCAGTTAAGCTCCGTGTGCCCTCGAAGCTTGATATTGAATACGGGCCTAACTGGGGCGAGTTGAAGAATCGAGTAGAACTATGAGTAAATGTCCCGTATGCCGCCAGCCTCTTCACACGAGGATTGGAATGCTGTGTTCGTTGTGTTACTTCCGCGCCCTCCAGCGGCGGACTCACCAAAGGACTATGAGGAGGAAGCGTGGAAGTTGAGCATTACAACCCAGGCCCCTACGAAGCCATCAAGGTGATTCGGGCGTGGGACCTGAACTTTACGCTGGGGAACGTCGTGAAGTATGTGTGCAGAGCCGGGAAGAAGGGTGACGCATTGGACGATTTGAAGAAAGCACTGGACTACTTGGAGGAAGAAATTGAGCATCGAACTAACGTATAAGGGATTCTTCCATCTTCCCGATAGACGAGGCCATCCGAGGGAGGAGAGGTTCGGGCACGGCGGAGACGCTATGTGCTTTTCGCAGGATGGCACGTTGTTCGTCTCCGGGCACCGACACGCCTTGGTCCCAAACCAAGACTCCATGCCCAGCCACATCAAGCAGCGCGGGGCGCTCGTCGCGGAGATTACAATTGACGGCGAAGAGGTAGTCCAGGAGTTCTTCGACGTTACACCTGGGAACCTCAGGGAGCAGCGAGGGCAGTACGACCTTGATAGGCTCGGGGATATTACCCAACTGCCTAACGGCTCCTTGGCCTCGGTCTCGTACCGCTACTATGGCGTCCAGCCTTCTGCAGAGATTGACGACCCGACGTATGGTGTTATGGGGGAAACCGGCTTGAGTCACATCGGTACTAAGTACTGGCGGCCTTTTAATCAGAAGTTCACGAGCCGATACCTGTTCGAGCACGAGGGTGAGATTTTCTGCGGCCGGGGGTGCGGGGCCGGTAATGCGAGTTCCCCAAAAGGTCCTGCCTTGTTCAAGTTCCCGATTGGTTTCCCGCTCGACGCTGAGAAGGTTATTGTTCCAGAGTCCACGCCTGAATGGTGGTCGCCCTGCGACGAGTGGACTGGGGCGTGTATGATTCATGGAGAGCCGTGGTTCGTGGCGCGTAAGGACATGTTGGCCTCCGAGCCGTGGTATGGGTATCGGGACGCGGACGATGGACGAATTGACCCATGGCACAGAGACAAGGGGTACCACTGCGAAGAGCGTGCCGTTCAGCTATTCAACTATGACCATGGCTGGGCTACCCTTGACCAGTTCCACCCCGCGTCCTTGGTTCGAGGCATGACAACCGACGGCTCGACTCTCTACATCTGGGAGCACGGACCGGTGGGCAACGAAGGCGGCTTCTATTCCGGCGAGAACCCCAAGATTCATATGTATGATGTGGGGGAGCCCCCGGTGCTGGAGCCTGAGCGGAAAGATTTGCCTGAAGAGCTTACAATTAATGGGGAGCTGTACCGAAAAGTATGAGCTCTGAGAAGCAACAACGGCAGCGGATAGTGAAGGCCCTGAAACCCCTCCATGCATGTAGTGTCGAGAACTCGTGCATGGCGGGGTTTCCTGATGTGGTGTTCATCGGCGGCATGATTGAGGCCAAGTGTCTGGACGCCTGGCCCAAGCGAAAAGGGGTCGTGCGCCTCAAGCACCACTTCACGCCTCAACAGCGCCTCTTTGCAAGGACGTGGACCAGGAAGGGCGGCTTCCATGCCGTGTGCCTCCAGGTCGACCAGGACTGGTTCCTGCTGCACGGAGTGGCTGCTGCCGACCACCTTGAGGTTGACTGGACGGAGGAGGACATACGGCGCGAGTGTTTGTGGTCGTCGTGTCCACTGGACGAGGCGGGGATGCTTGCGTTTTTGAAAATCCACAAAGGCCTTGAACAAGCAAAGAGAGGTGAGTTCAGTGAAAATCCTCCTCACATTCCCTGACGGCACAGAGACGGAAGCCGAGACCCTCAAGGCTGGCCGCGTTGCGGTGCATGCGGCATTGGGCGGTGAAGGCTACGTCTTAACTGACGTGTCCAGCCTCAAGGTCTACTGCTGGATGAAGAAAAAAGGCGAAGCCGTGAAGCTTCGCCGTAGGTTGGAAGACGCGATTGACGCGGGGGAAGACTTAGAGGCGCTTCTTTTTACTCCATCTCCTTAATCCATTGTACGATGTGCGTAGCTAACGTCATGTAGTCCTTGGTCTGTTGTTCGGTGGGGGGATTGTCTTCATAACTTCGAATACTTTCAAGGGTATCACAGCCGCTGCATGACCCATAGTCGACCTTTACGTACCAGTAGGTCGACGGCTGGTAGCCACCAGCGGCGATGACAAATAGTAGTGTGCCCTGATAGTCGCCGTCATCGATTACGTGGATTCGTTCTGGGTCAATAGAGCAATAGTCATCCTCATCCCTGATTACTGAGACGACGTCCTTGACAATGGCTCTGTAGTCGTTGGGGTGCTCCTTGGAATACTTGTCGCGGAGGGTTTCCTTGTTGGCTTCCCACCTTTCGACGAACTCTTGGATCATGAGCGCCTCCTTCGAAGACCAAGAGCCCCCAGGCCCAGGCCCAGTAGAGCGAGGCTGCCGGGCTCGGGGGTGGGGATAGTGTCACCATTAGGGCGTACAATCAGGAACTCGTCAGTGCTTGCCCACGAGTCGCGACCACCCTTCGCGAAGAAGGTGCCAAGGACGGGTGACCTGTCGGTAAGGAAGCATACAGAGCTCTCGCAATCTTCGAATTCGAATTTGACGCCGAAGATATCGCCGCCACGAGTCTGAAACCACCTCGGACCCTCGAAGCTTTCTTGGCTTCGAATCGGAATGTCGCAGTCCTGTGTCACTTCGATAATCAAATGCGACAGCGCAGGGCGCTCCGCGCTTATCGAGTAACAGTACCGCCACAGCTCTCCCTCCTGCTGGACGTTCCACGATATGGAAAAATTGTCCCATTCGTTGGTCGTAAGCTGGTTCGCTGAAAGGGAACCCGACAGGTCGATGAATGCTGCGTTCAGATTTACGGTGACGAAAAGGAGGGGAATTAGACATCGGGACATGTTAAACCTTCTTCTTCTGCAAGGGTTTCGAGTTCGGATTTCCATTTAGCAGGGGTGCTGGTGTGGTCGTCGTGAATATCTTGTAGTGTAGAGAGGAATACTTCGTTTCCCAACTTCTTCTTGATGTCTGGGTATTTCCAAAAAAGCATCTCTACCCCTCCTCGGAACTTCTGTCCGGGGTGCCCGTCGGGAATCAAGCAGCCCACGGCACACTTTCGGCCTTCCGAATCGAGGTAACTACAGGCTCCGTATTTCTCGTCGTATGCTCTCTCCTTCTGAGTCAAGAGGTGCTTGTAGACGCGGTTAAAGATACGCTGTTTCGACATTCCCATTACGGCATCTCCCAGTTGCCCGGCTCGACCGTCGTGGTGCCGTCGGCGAAGCGATATCCTCGGTGAAATCCGTCTCCACTACGTCCGTCCCACTTGGCAGCCTGGCGGATAACCTGAGCCTTCCGCTGCTCGAAATCCTCGCCGCCGCACTTGGGGCAAATGGCGGGAGGAATATTGGCTCCTGCTCCTCCGACATCGACCTTAGGGACGACGGCCGAGCAGTCCTTGCAGCTCGTCACGCGGGTCCAGTCGCCGAGCTCGAGCTGAGTGGGCGCGGTGTACCAGTCCTTGGCACCCTGCCAAATGTCGGTGGGGTTCGAGAGGGCGGAGAACAGGACGAACAGCGCGGCATACTTACCGAAAACCTTGGACTTAGACATAAAAGCTCCTTTCGTTACGTACGGGGCGTCACCAATACTTGTAATATAAGAAGGGTCGTCTTGTTTATGGCATTTTCCATTGCCGTCGTTGACCCACCAAACTCCTTTGTACTCCTTTGCTTCTGGATGTCTGAATACTGCTCCTACCGGCAAATCTTTTGGTGACATTGGGGTCTCCTTCTGGGGGGTGTTAGAAAGTATTTCAATATCCATTCCGGGTTTAATACTACATTCAGCAGCGTTTACTCCATCTTCTCTTTCACCTTCTGTCCCACAGGCTTTTACTCTCCATACAATATCCGAACCACGATCTCTATCACCCCAGTATTCGGGCATTGTCAAGAAGCGAAACCGGTCGCCCGGTTTGAGTTTGGGCATGGGGGGCTCCTTTTGAGTTGGGGTTTCAGAATCAAGAATTTCGTAGGTGCAGCCCTCGACGGGCCAGAGAAAACCCGCCTGGCTTTCGTACCGGGCTTTCCCTTCTTCTCCCATAACAAATGGGATATCAAGACATGTGGGTCTAACACCGTAATCCTCGGGAAAAGTCAAAAAGCGAAACCGGTCGCCCGGTTTGAGTTTGGGCATGGAGTATTTCCGCCCCGGCTCGTAGTCCTGGCCGGTGGCAGCGCGGAAAGCTTGGCGTACATCCTGTGCAGTCTGCCAATGATCCATACGAGACTTGATAAGCTCCTGAATGCGCTTTTCTGCGGCTTCTCCTGATTTCTCCGCCTCTTGTCGTGCCTCAACCTCCTTCTTCCACTGCTTGCAGTTATAATTCAAGTCATGAAGCCTATCTGTGGCAACTGTCTGGAGACGCACAACGTCCTGCTCGGCCTTCTCGCGGGCGGCGCGTTCGGTGGCGAGCTGCTCTTTCCAAGCAAGCGCTGTCTTAATCGTAACGTCGCAAGTGTCCTGTCCCGCCCCTCCTGTGGCGTGTCTCTGGGCAAAGTCCTGAAGCTTATCCGCCCACTCTGAGTTGATCTTGAGGAGCCATTTTTGGGTTTCAGATAACCCTTCCTCGGGAGGACGCTCGACAATATACTTCTCGAGACTATCGGTGTGGTCGTTGAACCAGTCAGGACTGGAATACGACCACCCTCGAATACCACAGGTTCCCCAGTACAAATAGTGCTTCTCTGGGTCATAGTACTTGGGCAGCTTGTACCTGTAGTCCCACTCCGTCGCGTCGAGTTCTGAGGGCGGGAGGCGTCCTATGATTGGGAAGCGCCTAAGCCTCGCAGGACCAATTTTGTCTCCTGGGTTTCGGAATTCCCTCCAGTGTTTTTCGTCTACTACAACAAAAGGGTCAAAATCCTTCACGTTCTGATGTCTGTTGCGAATGGTCCCCGGTGCGAGTTCTTTCATTTCTCAATAAATCCTTTCTTGGAGTACCCCAGGCGCTCGGCCCAGGCTTTGAGGGGTGGAATCATTGCATCCCATGTTAGCACGTCAGGTCCCTTGTGTTTAGTCTTATTCCTGTGTGCTTTGCGGGCCGAGGAAAGGCCAGCAGGGCTAATCCCCCGCTTCCCGAAGTAGTCCAGCACCTTCATCTGGTCCGCGAGGCTCTCGATTCGCCACACTATCTCAGGTTTCATGACCGTCATGTTGAGCTCAAACTGCGTCAAGACGTCGCGCTGCAGGCCCAGTATTTCGTCAGGTCGGCGGTCCGGGGCTTTGGCGAAATAGTACCGAGAATTTACAAGGTCGACCGGGTGCCGCACAACTGTCAGGTAGCGAACCGGTGTTCCCTTTATCGAGGAGAGCCACGGCGGCAAGCCTCCAGATACCTCAACGTCGTACTGAGTCCCAATCATGGAGCCGAAGTAGAAAATCCCGTCATAGGAGAAAACCTGCTCATGCCCAGCTCGAACGCCGCACTTCTTAAGGAAGTTAGTTGCATATGACGTGCCACCTTTATACAGACCAGAAACAAGCGTCACATACTCCGAGAGATAGGATAGGACATTACTCCAAGTCTGGATTCGACGGTTGTCTGATATAGCTCGAAGCTTCAAGACGAGCTCTTTCGCAACCTCGAACTTCTCATCTGAGATAGGTGGAGGGTTAGGGTTCTGCTCCGATTCAATCGTGAACGAATACCTTACGAAGTCCACGATTTCGGGGTCAGAACCCATGTCAACGCGGAAGACGTGACTCATTTCATACCTCGTTTCCATGCGCGTCCCACCCCTCCACGCGCTCTCTGGCGAAAAGTTCAATCTTCGAGGCTTTGGGGAACCAGATCTCAATCATTAGCCTAACAATATCGGGTTTCTTTGAGTGCATACCACGCGCCTCAGATAGAACAGAACTTGTACGCTTATCTGTAGGAGGAGGGCTAAACTTCCCATTCACCCCGACCAGAAGCAGTTCGTGCTGACCGCGAAACCAATAACCCATCCCCATTATCTGTTTGTCCCACACCGCGTTGGTCTTGTAGGTGAAGCCCCAGGCTTTCATGACCTCCAGCGCCTCAGGGAGCTTCGGGGCTGTGGCCCAGAGGTAGAGGACAGCGTTGTCCTTGGCGGGTATCTCCATGTCGCAGATTTCCCGCAAGGACATGGTGGGGTACTGGTTCTCAATCTTGCGCGACTTCGACTTGGAGAAGGAGTATCTCCAGGGCGGATCTGCCAGAATAACATCATAAAGCTTGTCGGATATCTTCATAGTCCTCAATCTCGTGCTGCCTAACCTTTAAAAGGGAAGATCATTGAGCCAAGCCACCCAATAACGAGTGCAACAAACGCCCATGGTAATGTGATAAGAATTGGTATAACAACAAGAGCGAGAACGACCGCTGACGACCCAGCATAGAATTTTGTGATAGACTTTATCATATACTAACTCCTTTCAAGTATTTCTGGCCTTTGTCTGTACTCTTCCGCCACCTGCGTCATGAACACAGGCATAAACTCAATGATATGCTCTCGCTTTGTCCCGGCTTTGAGCGCGATGTCTACAAGCTGCCCGGCTCGTAGCCAGATCTCGTCTTTATCCGGGAGCTCGTGTTTCTTGAGGCCAGCGGAGATTTGTGACCTTACATCACTTAGGAATGCTTGATACTGTGCTTCAGATTGTGCTCGCTCTGTATAGCTCTCCTGTGTTGTTTGGGGTCCAATCACCTTTGCGGGCGTAGCTTCAGATAATCGCTCTGCAACTCTGTGAGCCCAAGGCGACGAAAGCAGGAAAGCAAGTAACAAAATTATCAATAAAATCCCAAGCACAAAACCCCAACCGTCATCATCATGTTTCTTGTTGTAAACATTCCACTTTTTTTGGTCTTGCGCCATGCTGGTGCTGTGTGCTTCCATTCTACACACATTCGTTTTAGCGCTACGAAGGGCGGACCGTGCGTTACAAAGCGCATGGAATCTTTGATTCACCCTTTCCTCAAGGAGCTGCTCAGCAGAGGTCCCTTCTCCAGTCAATAGCCACCCCTTGCTGCCATTAGGCATTGGCGCGTATACTTGGACGTTCCATCCTCTTTCCGTGAGGTCCACTATCTCCTGTTTCTTGTTTGTCCAATACGTATTCATAAATACTCCTGGGGTTATGAGTTAAGAACTTTTTTATCAACAAGATTCGTCATCTTCAATCCCATAGTATTCGTCTAACATGCCCCAGCTTTCACAAGCCTCGAGCAGGGCCGCATCCGCGCCCCCTTCTGAGATATGCATCTCGAAGAGGGCGCGGGCCTGGTCATAATCCTCGGGTTTAGTGCTGTCTACGACGCTCACCAGCTCGACATCGTATATGTCTACGCGGCCATGGACGACATTAAACTCAAGGTCGAAGTACGCCGATTTCTCTCCGAAGTCGAACGGGTAAGCTGAGTAAATCATTCTTCCTCGTTAGTGTGTTCGGCCATTTCCCCGCAGTTTACACACGGGGACCAGTGGTCACGGCTTTCGTACGCCTCTGGCGCACCACAACAAGTACTGAGGTATTCGTAATCAACTACCATTAGTCCTCCTCCAGCACGAGTCGAGTACTGCCGTCCTCGTTGCGGAACTGGGTGCCGACCACGATGTCTGACAGCGGCCAGCCGCGGTTGCGGTAGAGAGGTGCCGCGACTCGCTTCTCAATATTCTCGGAGCCGCACTTGGGGCAAATGACCGAGTTCTCGTGCTCCATGAGTGTCTCACACTCGCCGCAGACCTTGGTCTTCTGGTAGTCGCCGTGGACCACTTCCCGCGAGCCCTTGAAGTAATCGACCGACGAGACGTACATGTCATTCAGCGGCAGGTGGCTAAACAACGCTCCAGCAGCAACGAGGATAATCGTCTTCTTCATAAAACCAATTCCTTTCTTTTGAGGCTCCATGTTATACCAATCGACACCATAACACTTTTTTACGTCTTCACAAACGTTGTCAAATAAATTCTTCCATTCGTTTCGCGTGTCTCGTGTCTTGTCTCTCTCCTTCTTAACCTCGGCCAATTCGTCCTGGTACCTGAGAATCTCCTCGTGAGGAGGCTGTAACCTGTTAATCAAGCTAAGTATGTCGTTACTATTATCCTCCATTCCATTCTTGCGGGCTGACCACCTGTAGTCCCCACTCTTCTGGACTATATCCCAACCGTTTACCTTGCAAATATGCCGGGCGTCTGCCTCTGCCTTGAAACTCACAGTTTTGTTCTCCATATCAACTTCCGAAACATAGGCCCATGGCTCCTCCGTGTAAATCTTGTCTCCTCGTGTAACCTCTACGCAAGCATTAATAGGCTCGTACTCCGTCGCCGTGTAGAGCTGGTCCAGAGGCACGCGGCCGAGGACTTCGATGTCGTCAGTTTCCTCTACCCACACCGCGGAAAGGTACGTTTCTCGACACTCGCAGAGAGCTTTGATGTAACGCTTCTTTTCACCCACAACACAGACAACAAGAGGTACACCAACGTCTACCTCCCAATACGGTCTCCGAATGTCGGCATGACGCGCTGGCCACGAACGAAACGCCACGACCATTCCGGGGGTGAGGGGAGTACGAGAAGGCTTGTGACGAGGGTCTTCCCCATACATTGTTCTTGAAGCAAAAACCCATTTTGTTCCTTCCCACCTGACGTCGAAAAATGCAGGGTCGTCGAGATACGCCTGAGGCAACTTATAGCACTCCTTCCACTCCTTCGCGTCGAGTTGGTCAGGGGGCAGGCGACCGATAACTTTCTTAGGCTTACACCCATCCCATTGCTTAGGTGGGATTCCTCCATATGTTCCGTTTGAATTCAGACTTATCGCGTTACCATTGGGTAGTATTACCCACTTTGTGTCACCTGTTCCAGTGTAAATAGTCCCCGGCTCAAGCATAATCTTTCTCCTTTCAAAATTAGAGGTTTCAGACATTGTAGCACTCACGCCCAGCAAGTCAAGCATTGATTTTAGGGGGAAGGAGTGGTATAATGGCCCGATTAACAGGAGGTCCTATGTTCCTAACGAAATTCCGTCCGGATGGTCCGGTCATTCTGTGTTGTATCCCCGCTAATGGCGGCACCTTGGTTGCTGAGAGGTTTGATTCGTATGAGGAGGTGGAGGCGTGGGTCACGGAACACAATCCAGGTTGCGGAATCTACTACCAAGTCGCTATTCCCAAAGAGGGACTAAGCAAGAAGTTAACTAAGGAAGAGGTGCTGGGCGTCAAGCATCTCTGGGTCGACATCGATGACGGGGAGGACATCCTCAAGCGGCTCATGGCTCCAGCCGAGGGTGTGCCAGGACGACCCACCGCTGTTGTGAGCTCTGGAGGGGGCTTCCAAGGCCTCTGGGAGCTGTCCGAGGTATGCCACGACATAGAGACTATAGAACGCGCTACGAGGCACCTGGCGGCGGTTTACGGGGGCGACAGGCAGGCTTGGAACGCTGACCGATTGCTGCGGCTCCCTGATACTATCAACTATCCCAACGAAGCCAAGCGAAAAAAGGGCCGAACCGCAAAAAAGGCGACCTACAAGTGGCTCGGCGGGACGTACGACATCAAGGAATTTACACTGGCCCCGCCTCCGAAGCCAAAAGGTGAGGCCGGCGACATCACCATTAATGGCAGAAAAAAGGAGTATAACGAAGAAAATCTGCCAGAAATGGACGAAAAGTGGAAAGACCTCATAATCCACTGCGAGAACTCGTGGCACTACGAGGACTGCGGCTATCCGTCTCGGAGCGAGGTTGTCATGGGTGCAGCCCTGTACCTCGTGGAGCGAGACGTGGACCCACAGGTAATCTTCGACATTCTCCTCTCTCGTGACCTCAAGATTTCGGACCATATCTATGACCAAGAGTTCGTGGAGCGATACGCGAAGCGGCAAATCACTCAGGCCATGAAGATGAAGAACGCACCAGAGCCGAGTCTCGCGACGGACGACAAAGGGAAGCCAATCAAGACTCTCGAGAACGTGGTGCAGGCTGCCAAACTCCTCGGCAACGACTACAAGTACAATGAGCTGTCTGATATCATGCTGGTAGACGACAAGCCTTATGAGGACCACATAGCGACCCGCATCAGGCTCGAGGCGGAAAAGAAATGGCAGTTTGGCATTGCTCAAGCCGCAATGACTGACGTCGTCAAGATGCTCTGCAGGGAGAACCCATTCCACCCGGTTCGGGAGTACCTGTCGCGACTCCCCAAGTGGGACGGGGAGTCTCGGGTTGACGAGTGGCTCGTCAAGTATTGCGGAGCAGAGGATACGGAGTTCAATCGTGCCGTGGGACGGATTATTCTGGTTGCCGCGGTTCGAAGGATTATGAAGCCCGGATGCAAGTTCGATGAGATGCTGATTCTCGAGGGCAGGCAGGGTGACGGGAAAAGTGAGCTGCTGGGTAAGGGCCTTGTTCCCAATTCTGAGTGGTTCAACGACCACCTGACGCTGGACAGGAGCCCGAAGGATTTTGTTGAAGACACTTTGGGGCACTGGATCATTGAATGCTCGGAGCTCGTCACGATGCGGCGGGCGCAGGTTGAGGGCCTCAAGGCCATGCTCTCGCGGCAAGTGGACAAGGCCAGGCTGGCCTACGCCAGGTCGCGGTCGGACAGGCCCAGGCAGTTCATTATCATTGGTTCGACGAATCAAGAGTGTTACCTCGTGGACGATACCGGGAACAGGCGGTTCTGGCCTGTCAAGACCTCGGGGAAGCTGCACAAAAGAGTGGATGAACTGGCGCGGAACAGGGATCAGTTGTGGGCGGAAGCCGTAGCACTCGAGAAGGCGGGCGAGCCCATTAGGCTGGACCCTAAGTTGTATGAGGTTGCGGCCGACCTTCAACGTGCTCGGCTGGTCGAGAACACTTATACGGAGTCCGTGGGACGTGCGGTGGGGAATTGCGATGGCTGGCTTCGAATGTCGGACCTCTTGAAGCACCTCGCGATCCCACTGGGGGACTCCAAGATTTCAAAACTGGTGTCCTCCGCGCTACGTGAGCACGGATTCTTGCCCCGCCAGATGAAGATGGACGGGAGGTCGGCGAGGGTGTGGGCTCGGGGAGAGGGGAAATTGGAAGCTATTACGTTTTTGTATGAGGATGAAGTGTCTGTTCAATGATTCCTACAACCTCCTCCTTTACCTCAGAGAGAATGTTGTCAAACACAGACCTAAAATCATCATCCCTCAATAATCTTTCCACATGTACAGATTCTCGCCCAATGAACCTAATGGAAGTCCGCAATTTCCACCACCTTTCATCCGGTGTTCTATTAACAACTACTGCTACCTCTCGTAATTCCATTTTCAATCCTTTCTGTTCACGACCTCGGCCGCTTGCGACCGGGTCTATTGACACCCATGAGGACACTTTACATTGGCCGAGTATCGTATGACGTGTCACTGGCCCGGTTGCTTTTTTATCTTTTTGATTGCTTCTCCAAGCATTTCCAAATGAAATTCCATATTGTTTTCAGACAGGTAGGACTTAAGCGCTGAAAGCCGTACAAGGGCTTGCGGCGCAAAGTCAGGACTCTCTTCAACAAACCTCGGGTACACACAAATCATAGTATGAACGGCCCATTTAAGGGCGTCAGGAGTAGTCATGAGTAACCTTCCACCAAAACCTAAGCCTACTGACCCTGCGTGGGTACGCAAGGAAAAATGGCGCAAGAGGCGCGAGGCGCGAGAAGCCACGCGGATTTCCTCCGACCATGAGTTGAGCGGCGTGCGTCACAGACAGCCGCACCGCGACAAGGGAATGAATGTGAGCTGGTCGGAGGGGCCGGACGGCGCGTTGCATGTCCGGCCCACGAGTATACCGGTTGCGACGGTGCGGGGATACGCGGTGTCGCAGGAGGATTGGGACGCAATTTTTACTCCCAAGTCCAAAGCTGACCCTCCTTCAGATGAACCTCAAGAAGATCCCGTTGATTGCGAGGAGCGTTAGGGAAGAGGCGACGAATCTCGCGGGTGCACATCCTACCTGAATTATCACTTCTCCACATCTTACCGTTCCATGTATATGTACCTTTTTTGAAAGCCGGCTTTTTAACATGCACGTCATATTCATTATTTTCTCGATCCCAACTAATCCAGATCTTCATTAATGGCTCCTAAGAAAATAGTTTACGCGGGTGAAATTAACAGCGCGCTGGTCGAGCGCGTGTGGAAAGGCAATTGGTCCGAGCTGATTCTGTGCTCGGACGGGGGGTGTACTTACTGCATGAGGGCTATTTGTGACTACCTCCTGGACAAGGAGAAGAAGGTTGTAGGGGTCGGGCAAATCATGTCGTCTGCGACGGCTATCCTTGCGTGCGGTACGCCTGCTCTGTGCTCGCCCAACTGTCGGTTCCTTGTTCATGCTTCTGACCTTTCGGAGGCGAGCGGCGGGATTCAAGAGATGCGGAACAATGCCGAGGAGTTGAAGGTTGAGGAGGCCTGGTACTTAGACGTCATGATGGCTCGGACGAAGTTGTCGCGTGAAGCGTGGGTTGACTTGATTCGTGAGGAGACTGTGTTTGGGGCGGCTATGGCGAAGTCGATTGGGTTGGTTGATTCAATTCTGTAGGCTTAGCGTCCTGGTGTTCTTCACACACTGTGTACCCAAACCTCGGTTCTATCTGATTGTTTTTATACTGACCGCATACACAACACGGTTTTTCACTTGGATGACCTATCATGCTTTCTCCAATTCCAAATCGTCAAAACGTTCAACACCCCGAGCACACACGACAGGCCCAGCAAGCTCCAATTCTCGAGGGCCACGGACTGATAGAGATAGGCGGCATTGCCCAAGAAGTTGGCCACGGCGTAGTGGATTGGTTTGCGGCGGGCCATGGACGCCGCGCCGTATATGAAGCAGAAATTTCCACACCATCCTACGGACTGGGCTATCACTCCGGAGCCTCGAGCTGTGAGAGTTTCTCTTTGATTTCCGCAATCTCTCTTGTTAAATTACCTCTTACTATTGGGTAAACTTTTCCGGAAAGTTGAGTCATCCTTTCTTCCTCCGCAAGCTCAGCCTCAAGCCCAGCAAGCTTTACCTTCAACCTATTAATACGCCGTTGAGTGAACATGAAATACCTTTCAGGATTACCGTTTACAGTTTCAGTCGCGCCGCAAGGGGCCCATCCCAAGCGTGCTGATTGGGACGAGATTTTCAACACTCGCAGTGCTGAACAAGTTCCCCACAAAGACGACACAGACCCTGCGACACGTACTCGTAGCCCTCGCGGTAAGCGTCGTCGTGAATGCAGTCAGGAGGAAGGAACGGACGCCAATCCTCCGCGTCCTTAGCGCCCATGCGGAAATACTCCTGGCGGATTATGTAGCGGTCTCTCATTGACACTCCTCGTGGTAGTAGTACTCGTCTCGGAGCACTGGGTTCGGGCCCAGACGTTCGTGGCAAGCAGCGCAGGTCTTGTGCCGGTTGTCGGAGTGTGGTCGGACGAATTGAAGCTCCACGCTGCAATCCGGAGGCTCCCCCTTGTATAAATCCACGCACCCCGCCTTGAACATGCGAGCGCACAATCTCGCCCAGGCCTCGTCGCGTGTCTCGGCCTGGATTACATAGGGCTCGGCGTGCTCGTCGTCTGTCCAGCTTACACAAAAACAGTAGTCAGAAATCATAACTAACTCCTACAAATATTGCGCCGTTTTCGTGGCCCGTATTTTTGGTTGCCTTCGGAAGGCCGAAGAATTGGCGGGTTGAGTCACCGAAGAAGGTCATGCCGTTAGAGTGGTGAAAATAGCGGTAATCAAGGGAGATGGCGAGTCGAGGGGTTGCGCGCAGAGAGACACCTGCTCCGAGCTCTGTCGTGAAGGTATACCGCACGTCCGAGCCACGCCAACCTTGGGCAGTGCCCACTCCAAAGACGCCTATCATGTAGGGTGAAATCTTGCTCGGGTATCGGATTTTTACTGCGGTCTCCACGCCGTAGATTTCTCCATTGCCGCGAATCGTGGTCGGGCCGGCTTCGAGCTGGACTGCTGGGTGCAGGTTGGCGCCGAGTCGGGTCGAAGTCTTGAGTGCATTTATCGTGTTGAGATGCGGGCGGAGCGTGCTTTGTAGTCCCAGTTTTGGGTGCAGAACGCCGACTTCGGTGACAGAGTAGCAGGAGGATAGCAGCAATGGCAAGAGTAGTAAGGATTTCATTCAAGCAAAGACTCCAGGTTGTTAGAGGTTTGGATTTTGTGACTGGGGACGCCGAGTGACTGTGCCCACTCTCTTGTGTGCCGTATGGTGTTGGGGAGCGCGAGGGAGAGGTTGGCGGCGTAGAGGGTTGGTGGGATGAAGAGGGCTACGAGGTCTCCATTGGAGAACAAGGCACGGGTTTGGTTGGAGAACTCGAGCTCATGTTTGTTGATGCCCAAGGGTGTGAGCTTCATCCCGTGTAGCCTCGGTCCTTCAGGTCTTGTCCCAGCTGATCCAAGCGTCCAGCGAGGTAGTGTTTCCCAGCATCGTCCATCATGTCAGCAAACAAGGATATCGCCTTCATATATCCTTGGTCCTTAATGTAGTTGAGAATATCTCGGCGCAGTGTTGAATGGTCCATTAGTTCAGCTCCTTTGCGCAAGAGACCATGATTCGGGAGATTTGGAGGCGTTCCGAGGCGCGACGTTCGGCCTTCATGCGTGAGAGGGCCGTACGGGCGCTGTAGTGGGTGTAGAAGGCCCGCGCGAGGCGGGTGAGGGTGATAGTGCCCAGGAGGGCGAACGTGGCGTAGAGGCCAAGTATGAGGGTTGTGGAGATTTCTACCATGGTTTGTCGCTCCCAAGGTCGCGGACTCGGCGGATCGTATCGAGGTACTCTTCGAGTTCTGTGATGAGTGTTGACAATTCGGAACCAGTGATTGAGGAAGGAGCCATGTCACACACATGCTGAGAGAGGAGCATGAGGTTGTCAAGGATTTTGTCGGTCATTTTTAGTCCTTTGGTTGAGGGTTGAAAAAGTGTACAGATTGTGGTATGATAGCGACGGTGCGGAATTTTCCGCCCACTTGGAGGCGAATATCTACAGAATCTACCTCGAGAATTTCGGGGATTTTTAGTTGACTGGTATATTTTATCGCGTCCGGCAGATTTGTAAAGTCTGGATTGCTTAGGGAAGCGTGCCCAGTTTTGCCGAATAGCCAGGACTGATAGTAGAGCCTATAAACCATGGAGGAATCATGCCGAAAGAAGTGAACTTGAGGAAGAGGAAAGAGGCTCGGGATAAAAGGCTGAAGGCTGGCCGGGAGAAGCTGCATGAGGGGAGGCGCAAGAAGCGTAGGACGTCTGAGAAGTACATGCAGGCTGTCGTTGAGGAGATTGGTACTGACGCCGTTCGGGCGGTCGTCCAGAAGATTCTGGAAGAGGCGCTTGACGGGAATCGTGACGCGTGGAATTTTCTGGGGCGCTTCATTTTGGGAAATGGAAAGATTAGTCTTTCAGACCTTGCGAGCCCTGGTATCCTCAAGCGTAAGGGGTAAGTGCTTCCAGTTTTTCCCGTGATAATCTCGCGTTGGGATTCCTCTCATTTGTCCTCCAATCCGTACTCCGCGGCGAGCTTGGTGAATTGTGCGGGCCATTCTTCGGGCTCGTGGAGGTCGTGGACGGCCTGGAGAGTCTTGAGAAGGGAGCGGTTGTCTTCTCCCAAACGAGTTGCGATGTCGGGGAAGACTTCGAAGAGATTGGGGACGCCGGTGTCGTTGGATGCGTTCTTTTCCCAAGGGGAGACTTTTTCGAGCTCTTGGGGTGTCAGAAGTACGCCGACAGCGCAGTTTGTGTTGTTGGGTCCGGCGTAGAGGCATGAGCCGTGGCAACTCATGGACCTTTTGCCCTGGGCGAGGAGTTTGCGCTTTGAGGTGCTGAAGATTTCTTGAGGATTCATTGCTTTCTCACGATTCCGAGGGGGGTTTCTTCGTTTTCATGACGGAAAATGACGTCTCCGGGTTGAGGTTTGTACGGAATTGCTCCTTTTTTGAGAAGTTCGAGTCTTCGCTCTTTTGGGTTGTTGTGCTGAAACGTGGTGATGATCTTGTCGCCCAGCTTCCAGACGGGGGCCTTGAGCTCCGGGCACGGGAGCCCGACGATAGTCAGCACTTTTCGTAGATCGTTCGGGATCTTGTTGCCCCTGCCTTTCTTGCTCGCCGTCTCAGGTTGTGACCTCCTTCTGGACGTTAGCGCCCAGAATCCGTTCCCTCCGTCCGATATCTCTCGGTACGTCTCGAAGTAGTCGAGGAGGAACTTTTGTTCGTCTCTTGTTACCTCGTAAATGGCGTCTTCACCGTGGTTGCTGAGCACTACGTAGAACATTTTTGGTCTCCTAATGGGGGAAAATAAGTGGAATACCCCATTCTACCTGCAAATAATTTGCCGTCCCGTCTGCGATTTTAGGCGGGACCGGGTTAAGTGTTTAGGGGTACGGGGTTTACCCCAAATGGTCCCACTTGGGAGGTTTCGCCTATATACGGCTATTCCCTTTAATGTATTATAACTTATAAGTTATTCTTTAGGGGTTTTAAATAAACTAATAGAGAAAGAGAATTAGGCGGGTCAGGCGGGACCGGTCTTGTGGTGTCTTCTTGGGACATGCTTCAAAGGCTCAGGAAGGGGCCTGGCTTGGGTTGTGTGGCTCTTGGGGGAGATTTGTGGGCTCTGGGTCATATGAGGTGTTGAGGCGCTTAGAATCGAATTGTGGGGTTATTTGAAAAGTGTCCAGAAGTTGGGCAGTTTTTGTGTTGTTGTAGCTTGTGGGGAATATTTCGCAGTGTGAGTTGTTGGCGTCGGGCCCGCTGGCCTGGGTGTGGCAAATTGTCGCAGGCTATACATGCCGTGCGCGTGACCATGAAATTTCGTGGTTGGGTAAAGTGTCAGATTTTCTGACAGTTATGGAGTTGGTGAAAAATGCCCGGCCAGAGTTATCCGACCGGGCGAGCCACCACTCAGTCGTTCAGTTCGAAGCCTGTGTATCCTACGTCCGGGTGAACGAACGCCACGTTCCCCGACCCGTCGTCTCGGAGCTCAAGTCCCGACGACTTAAGCACGTCGAGAATTTTCATTTTCGCCTCGATACACGTGTCGTTGATCTTGTCGAATTCGGCCTTAGTCATGCGTTTCTCCGATTCGTCTCATGTAACAGTCCACAAGCCGCCCGACCAGAAACACTGGCCTGGCGACTACGAATGCGATAGCGAGTGATTCAGCAATCATGTTCGACGTTACTCGGTTCTACACGAAGTCCGTAATAGGTTGCGTCGTGACGCTCAAACGACCCTTCTGGATAGATTGTTGGGTCTACGAATATAGCGTAAGTACCGTCTTGGTCCGCCTGACAAGCCTTGTGACAAGGGGATCCTGCTGGAACAATGTATCCTCGGCTTTTGAATTCTTTGATTGTTCTCATATGTTCATTTCCCTATAGCCAGCAGTACGAGCCCCAGAGGCAGCTTCATAAGCTCCGCGAATCCCTGCAGCTCACGATATAGCCCTCTGAAGCCCCTTAACTTCGCTTCTACGGGCCTCGAGTCCCATGACGTGAGGTACGTGTCCCGACACCTCCAAAGAGCGCCACGAAGCAAGATAACGTGTCCAGGGTCTATCACTGTTCTTTCCATTTTCTCGCCTTCTGTTTCTTGCGGTTTAGTCTCTTAATTCGCTTCCTACGCTTCCGCTTCTTCTCCTCTTTCCTGTCGGCCTCTTTGTCATGGGGGAGTAACCACGGCGGTTTCATTCGTCTTCTCCTCACTCCTACATTAGCGGGGAAATGGCGAACAAACGATTCAAGGGTCTGTCAAACTCAGCCAGCACTTCGGCCAGAGTCTCTCCGGGCTTCGCCCACGTGCGGCCAAGTTCGAGCAAGGTGTCGTCGTCCCATGCGTGGTCGTCAGTGTAGACAATCAAAGCTTCCCATATGTCGAAAACCTTGTCGCTTTTCAGGATAGGCTTACCTTTGATCTTGCGTCGTTTCATTTCGTCTTCTCCTTCTCAATCCAGGGCAACACAAACCAGAACACCACACCCACGGGCCCAGTCAACACGGCAACCAGCAGGAAGTATGTCAGGGTTTTGTTCACGAGTAGTATTCCTCCAAAATCCGCCTCGCTTCCCTCTCGCATGCCGCCGCGATTTTCCCGGCCGTATCCGTGTTCAGTCCCTGCTGATCAAACCAGTCGAAGTTCATATGCCAGAATCCGCCGACCTTGTCCGGGTGCCCGTCGTCGAGCATATGTTCGATTGCGCGCTTGTCTTGTGGGTACATGGGCTATCTCTCTCCTCTCGCGACCTTCGGATAAAGGTCCACACGTTGCCAGTCTTGCTCTCGGTTGATTTCCATGCTGGTCACAACCCACTCCGACGGCCAGCGGCCGACAACGTCACCGATATCGAGTTCAGGACCTTCCGACCTCTGGCCTGTGCCGACGTTTGGGTGATAGGTATAGATTCGTGTCATACTCCCTCCCTCGCGTCCTTAATCGCCTCGTCCTCAGTCTCAAACGGCCCTACAGGCTCACCGTCGGGCAAACAGCCAGGGAAGCATGGCCACCAATACCAGCCCTCGTCAAGTCTGTCCCCGTCGCATTCGGCGTATGCATTGTGGTCCACGCTATGAAAAACCTCAGCGTCCGGCAGCGCGTGCTCGTCCGTCTCACGGCTCGGGTCGGTGTAGAATTGGGACATGTTAGTCCTCCTCTGGTCTCAGGCCAAGGTCTTTCAATCCGGACAACACGGTCGCGACGCAGTGGTTCATTTCCGCATGCTCAAGACGCCCGTCATTCTGGGACTTGTCCCACGAAAGGCAATCCTCGCAGTAGAAACGATCTCCGGACTGCTCGCCACAAAGTCTGCACTCGTTCATTCTTCCTCCATCGCGCCCAGTCCCACAAGGACTGCGGCGATCATGGCTTCGTCGTACAGCCCGCTGAACTGTTCGTCCAGCCGGTCCCAGTATTCGTGAATCAGGGTGTCGTCAGTCATTCCGGGTTCTCCGAGCTTGCGAGGAGAGGCCGGAGGGCCGCTCCATGCTGGTTAATGGTTAGGCGACCTGAGACCAGCGCCCGCGAGCACGACGGAACCGCAGGGGATTCTCCGCCTCGTTCAGCGGGTGGACGCGGTACTCGTCCTGGTCCCAGCTCGAGTAGAAAAGCTCGCGCCAGATCGCTTTGACGTCGGCGAGTGAGTGCGCGAAGAAGAACGAGGTGATACGGCCGGTTGCGGTGTGGACTGCGACGATCTCGATCATGGTGAGGCTCCTGTGGGTTGCGTCGTTCGAGGACACTGAACCATACAACGAGGCCAGCGGTCTGTCAAGGCGAATCTGGGGATTTGGTGGTGTGCCCTGGGGCAAGAGTCGTGCCGTGCGGAGCTCGAGGCTTGTAGCAAGAGTCGTGCCGAACACCCCCTGGTCGAAACGCGATGGGGACAAAGCGTTTTGTGAGGAGCGCGGGTCGCCGCACGCGCATTTCAAAATATTTTTCCAAAAAATGATACACAACGCACACCTTTTGTGCTATAATACCAAAATTGTACACCGTAAACCTCTAACCCAAGGAGCCTCAATGAACATTCCCGACGAACTCTTCGAGACAAACGAAAATGTTGATATTCACTACACCGGCACCCCAGTAAGAGGAGAAAGCGCTTGGGTAGTCAAAACGTCCTGTATATCAGGGGTGGGCCACTCATTTGAGAAAGCGTATGAAAGGAATAAAGAAAATGTGAGGAGGGAAGAATTGAAAAACAAGTTTAATGAGTTTTTAATGAATTATCCTTCTAAAGACAATCTTGAAGCCCTCAACACCTTCCTTGAGACAAATCAGTAATGGCTTCTAAAAATTACCGAATAATCCCCAAGTCAGTCAACCCGAAAGAGGCACGAAAACAGGAGCTCGAAGAGTTCTTCTCCGACGCCTTCTTCAACGATGATGACTACCTCGCCAACCCCGAACAGTACGAACCCCTCCGCCAAGAACTCGCAGAACTCAACAACGAACTCGACCCCGACCCCTTCAACTTCACCGATGAGGAATTAGAGGATTAATGCCGCATAAAACGAAGGAGGCGAGGAACAAGCGCCACAAAGAGCGTATTGCGGAGATGACTCCTGAAGAAAAAATTGAGTGGAATAAGAAAATTGCCGCAAACGCAAGAGCCTACCGAAAAAAGATGACAGAGGAATCAAGACAAAAGAGAAGAGACCTACTAAAGAAATATTATTGGGAAGACCCAAAAAGGGGCAGAGAAAGAAGTCGCGAGAATTACAGAAAGTATGTGAAAGATAGAATCCCGACTCCTAAAAGACAAGTTGCTAATATTAAACATAAAATAAAGAAGTTTGGATTAACACTTCTGGATTATTACGCAGCTCAATCGTTGGGGTGTGAGATTTGTAGAGATCAATTTGTCCGTGGGAAAACAAACGCAAAATCTATGTGTGTAGACCACTGCCACACCGCTGAAGTTTTCAGAGGTTTTATTTGTAATTCGTGCAATATTGCGTTAGGCAAGTTTCAAGATAGTCCGGATACACTAAATCGGGCCATAAAGTATCTTCTTGACAAAAGGATAAAAACCACATGAAACACATCCGCTCTCAAAATTTAGCGTACGCAGGCGTCACGCGTGTAGTCGCCCCAACCCCGCGCCCTGACCTTCCTTTCGTGGGGATAGCCGCCCAGCTTGACGGCAATTCCTCGAGCATCAAGCCTAAGATTGTTTGGGTAGAAGATTCGCAGTTCCCCCAGCGCAAGGAGTACCACATTCTCCTGCTCCGCGGCGATAGGGAAGTCGAACACGCAGACTTCAAGAACCCAACCTTCCTCTTTACGACCTACGACCAGAATCGACGTACAGGTGGGGTAGCAACCGCATGGCTCGTGGATCCCATTCCGCAGCCCGAGAAGCCTGTTTTCAAGGAGCCCAAGCGTCCCAAGGTCGATTACACGAGCCCCGAGGCCCGCGAAGCGTTGGCAGCACATGAAAAGAAGCTACGCCTCAAGGCCCAGCAGGACGCTGCGCTGCTCAATACGGAGGAGACGTCAATCGAGGAGGATCCTGATCTAAATACCGCGGAGAAGCCCATCGAGGAAGACGCCGAAGCCCTCCTTGAGGAATTCTTTGGGGAGGATAAATGAACGTAAAATCCCAGAAGAAAATCCCCTTCCCCATCTATCAAGGCTCTCCCGACGAGACCCGCGACATGGTAATCTCGCGCATGGTGGACCAGTTGGGAGATGTTGTATTGCCGCCTGAGTTCTACACAACTCTCGCTAACCTCATCAACCAGAAGTTTCTCGAGTCCCCGGTCGAGGCTATGCGGAAGGACCTTGAAGACCTCAATGCCAAGATTCGAGCACTTGAGGCAACTATGAACATTCAGCAGAGGACACCGAAGCGTTATGCCGCCAACGGGAGATAGCCCCAAGCAACTGGCCAATCACCTTGTGATGAGGATTCTGAAGAACATTCGCCGCAAGGTGGCGTCCTACGAGCGGGCGGAGGAGAAGCATGACGTTGAGACCATGATTCTCAATCAGCTCAGCGAGGAGGAGCAGGCGTTTATCAAGGCGCAGGCCGCACTGGATGAGGACGCGCCGCAGGAAGACCACAACGAGACTGTACTACAGGATATTCCAATTGACAAACTCCTCGAAATGTACCGAGATTTCCGAAACTGAGCAATTCGCGAAGGACTTGACCTCGAGTTTTACGCGGGCAAAGCCGGAGCGGCACACCCCGGAATTCCTCACTGAGGCGCAGGGCCATATAACAAAGCAAAATCAAGATTGGAAGCAGAAGAATCTCAAACAGAAACTGGAGTTCATAAATAATAACCTTGACTTCGTAGTTATGGGCCTTCCTGGTGGGGGAACGACCTTTGTCGCGAACCTCCTGTCCGCGTGTAAGACCAAAACGGGCCACGAGGCCGTGTTTCACCAGTCGAATACCTTAAAGTACGACCAGATTTGGGCTGCGGGTATAAAAGGCGACTGTTCTGGGTTCTTATATCCTTGGCGAAAACTCTTAACCACTCCAACTGTCTATACAATTGTCCGGGACCCGCTTGATACAATCAATTCTCTCGTCCAGAGGCATAACAAGACGTTTGAAGAGGCTTGTGAGCTCGTGACTCAGGTCTATCAGCACAGACCGAACACGTTCCGCCTGCAAAGCATTATAGACCTCGTTCAAATCATCACGAAATGGCCTCGGCCTTCCATTATGCGGCAAATTGACCTTTTGGGGAAGGGAGGACGCAACTACCACGGGACCTCACGTAAAATAACACACGACGACCTGCCCAAAGCAGTACAGGACCTACGAGAATATTGGGACTATGAATAATATTCGCAATTCGCGAACCACGAATTAAATGACTGATATTCTAAACGACGCATACGACGGATTCAAGCCCAAAAACCAATCAAAGGAGGTTCAGCAGGCGCTAAAGGCGCAGATGGTGCGAGAGTTCTGGAAACGCGGCTGCCTGAGGTACAAATGCCGCCCCGGAGGGCAGGCCGAGCTCTATGACAAGATTCACGCGCAGCCCAAGACGAAAGAGGGGCTGAAACCGGTTGTAGCACTCTGTCACCGTAGGTTTGGGAAGAGCTACCTTAGCTCTACACTGGGAATTGAGCGCTGCATCGCGCAGCCTGGGGCTGAGGTCTATTTTTGTACGGATACGAAGCGTCACTCGAGGAAAATTCTGGAGGAGAGCCTCTATAGCATATTTGGAGACATGCCTGACTTCATCTCGTACCGAACGCGGGAGAAGTTCTACTTTTTTCGTATGAAGCACTGGCCCAAAGGGCAGGAATCCATGTTGGTCTTGGAAGGGCTAAATCACAACATGGGTGCGGACATGCGGGGTGGAAAGGCGGATCTTGTAATTATTGACGAAGCACGGGATGTTAAGAACCTGGAGTACGTGGTGACGAGTGTTATTGGGCCTATGTTTAAAGGCCGGCCAAATCCGACCCTCGTAATGTGCTCGACGCCGCCTGAGTCTCTGGACCATGATTTTGTGACTGTCTACTACGAAAATGCGAGAAATACTGATTCCTTGGTTGTGATTCCAGCGTCGAAGAATCCGGATTGGACGGAGATTGACACGAAGTTGATGTTGGATCAGTTCAAGACCAAGGAGTCAATGGGCTGGAGGCGCGAAATCGAATGCGAAATGATTCCAGACACGACACGGGTCATTATCCCAGAGTGGGAAAAGGCAAGGAAGACCTGTGTTATCGAGCCTGTGGCAAAGCGTCCCGCGTTCTACCCAGCATATGTCTCAATTGACGCTGGCTGGAAGGACCATACCGGAGCGCTGTTCGCGTATTATGACTTCAACCAAGACAAGATTATAATCGTGGACGAAATTTTTGTCAACTATATTCCTACAGAAGACTTTGCCGAGATTCTTGTTGACAAACTCAAAAAGCACTTTCCCGCTAATGACCACCTGAGAATCATATCCGAGAGTAATGCCCTAAACCTCGCGGACCTGAATCGGGCAATTCAGAAGTTGGGAGATTATCACGTATCTGAGGCTGATAAGTTCGATAGGGACGCCTCAATTAATAACCTGCGGTCCGGGATACAGGCAGGAAAGGTTCTCGTTCAGAAAAACTGTGAAGAGACGATTAATCAGTTCATGAATGGGACGTGGAACATTAAGAAGACAGGATTTGACAGGTCGCCACGAATGGGTCATTGCGATTTGATTTCCGCGGCGTACTACCTCTATAAAAAAGTCGTGTGGGGCGAAAACCTTAGCTCAGCCCCCAGCAGAACATGGCAAGAAGGAATCCAGCACAATCCTTTTGCCCCAGCACATGTCGAGGAGAAAAAAGCAGTGGTTACTAAAATATTCGGCGGGGGGAGATTTCAACAGAGGCGGAGGAAGTTCAGATGATGGAAGACGAAGAAGATGATATGACGGAAGAGGAGAAGGACCCTACAGAATCCTATTGGTGGAGGGAGGAGGACGAACAGCAACTCGCCTCGGAGTTTCAGAGCATGGTGGACGACCATCAGAACTTCACGCGGACCTCGACCTACTTCAACTGGTGCCGGCGCGTATGGCTCTTTTACTACAAGATGGCGTTTGGGGATAATGCGAGCGATTACTACGACCTTGGCGTCTCCTTCATGGGAGACGAAGGGGAGCTGGTTGCGGCGCAGATTAACCACTTTCGGAACCTTCTAAAGCACCGCGTAAACCTTGTCACGAAGGACCGGCCGTCGCTAATTTGTAGGGCTCGAAACACAGACCTCGAGAGTCAGACCCAGACTGACTTTGGGAACAATATTATTGACTACTACATGAAGGAGAAGGACGTCGAGGCTCGTCTGGTACGTTGTGCAGAGCACGCGGCGCTCTTCGGCGAAGGTTTCCTTGTCATGACGTGGGACCCCAATTTGGGAGACGATGACGACGCAGACGAGGAAACAGGAGAGATTTCCCATAAGGGCGACCTGCGATTCGAAAACGTAACGACGTGGAACGTGATTCGAGACTGGCGGGTACGCGACAATAATCATAATTGGCTCGGAACTCGCCGCCCCGTCAATAAGTGGGACCTCGCGGCGGAATATCCGGAACACGCGAAGAAGATTCTTGCAGCGGATGAATGGATTGATATTCCACTTGAAGAGGGCCAGAGGCCGCTCGACGAAGAGCGATACTGGATGGATTCGGACCAGATTGAGGTCATGGAATTCTGGCACAAGCGCTCCTCGGCGCTGCCTCAGGGTCGATACATCCTGATTTGCAACGGCGAGGTTCTTCAGGACCTCGCTTGGGACTACGACGAGGTGCCTATCAAGCGGCTTGTCGCCGGGGAAATGGCGCTTTCTCCGTATCCCTACACCGAGGCCTTCGACCTTGTCACGATTCAGGAACTTCTCAATAACTGTATCTCAACGATTGCCACGAACCAGAATGCATGGGGCGTGCAGTCAATTTGGATGAAGTCAGGGTCCATGCTTCGAATCTCGGAGATTCTGGGTGGCATGAATCTAATTGAGTCGGACGAGGAGCCTACGGCGGTTCAGCTAACGGCGACACCCAACGAAGTGTATACGTTTGCGGATAGCCTCGTTAAACACGGAGAGCAAATTGCGGGAATTGACGAGGTGACCCGCGGCTACGCGAGCCCCAACGTGCGAGCCGGGAACTTCGCGGCTCTGCTTCAGACCCAGTCGCTGCAGTTCTCCTCGGAGCTCGTGCGGGGCTACCACAAGCTTCTTGAGGGCATTGGCACAGGCATCATTCGCCTGATTCGCCAGTTCGCAACCACCGAGCGCGTGCTCACCATTGTGGGTAAGCACAACAAGCCTTACACGAAGTCCTATTTGGGCTCGGACCTCGAGTTGATTGACCGCGTAAACGTTGAGACGGTTGACCCAATGTTTAACTCGTACGCCGGAAAAATGGACTGGGCACAGTTGATTGCGGGCACGGGCCTGATTCATACCCCAGAAGAGATGCTCAACGTGTTCCGGACTGGAAACCCCGATTCGCTTCTCGAGGCAGATAAGGCGCAGCTCAATATCATGCGCGAGGAGAACGAGCTGTTGCTTGAGGGGCAAGAGGTTCCGGATGCTATTCCCGAGGATAACCAGATTCTACACCTCAGGGAACATGCTGCTTCTCTGGGGTCGATTGAAGTACGTAACAATCCGGAGATTCGTGGTGCGGTTCAGGCCCATATGATGAGCCATATCAACTTGCTTTTGGGCGATAACAATACTCAGATGATGCAGACAATGTTGGGCTATGAGAGCCCCATTCCGCCTGGAGCGGCGCAGGACGGCACAGGGATGCCTGTCGCGGCTCCCATGGGGAATCAGCCCCAGCCAGGCGGCCCTCCGCAGCCCACAGCACAGAAACCCCCGTCAGATCAACCCCCGCAACCCAACCAGATTTAAGGAGGCCATATGCCTGACCAGATGACGACCGACCAGGCGTTCGAAGACATTTTTGACAATCTCGGGGAAGAGGATGCCCCGGAGCCCGAGGAGGAGGAGCAGGAGGCCGAACCTGAGGTTAAAGAGGAAGAGCCTGAGGAAAAGGAGGAGAAATCCGAAGATGAGGAGGAAGACGACGCGGAGGAGGATACAGAAGAGGACACTGACGAGGACGAAGATTCTGACGAAGAAGAGGCTCTGGAAGAGGAATCTGAAGAAAAAAGTGAAAAAGATGTTGACATTAATGTCGAAGAGTTGTACAATGAGTGGCAGGATTCCCCACAGAAGATTACGATTGACGGCGAAGAATTAGAGGTTACCCCGAAGCAGGCGCTGGAGGATTACCAACGTAAAGAGGCTTCGGACAAGAGGTTTAGAGAGGGCGCGGAGGCCAAGAAGAGTGCCCAGACGTTCTGGGAGCGCATCTTGGAGGACCCGGGCGAGGCTCTCGTCGACCGAATTGTAGATGATTATTGCGAGGGCGACAGGGTCAAGGCCCGCGCCGCGGTGGTTCAGACTCTCCTTGAGTGGATGGAGCCTGAGCGAGAGGCCGCGGCAATCGACGATGAGAAAGAAAAAGAGCTCTACTACCGCGAACACGCACTTAAAGTCAAGCAGCAGGAGAGCGAGCGACAGGAAAATCTGCGTCTTACCAAGGCAGAGCGCGAGGCAGACGCAGAATTTGCTACAAATCTGAATAAGGAGCTTCTTAAGGCTTTCGAGAATAACTCCCTACCCACCGAAGGAAAGGAATCGCGACCTCTCTGGAATCGGGCGGGCATACTTCTTCAAGCGTTTAAAGACGAGCTTCCTTCGTACGTGCAGGGCGATGTTGGGGCGGCAAGGCGAGAAATCGTCAAGAATGCCCAGGACATTGTCAAGCAAATCGCTGCGGAACGAGACCAGGTACTCAAGGAATACATTTCGACTCTATCTCCGGACGAGCTCGAAAAGCGATTCCCTGAGAAAGCCAAGGAACTCAAGAAGGAGCGAGTAGAGAAGGCTAAGGCTAAGCGTTCCACTAAGAAAAAGGGGAACGTCAAGAAGAAACAGAAGACGAAGCCTCGGAAAAAGGAGAAATCAACCTCCACCGAGGATTTCTTCGGAAGTCTTCTGGATAACATTGAAGACTAAATAGGGAGAATCATGGCGACTACGAATACCACTGTTGAAATGGGTGGCATCTTTAAGCAGGTCTATGGAGATGCTGTTCAGAGAGCTTATCCCAATGGTGTCCGACTGATTAAGGACATTAAGTTCGATAAGGCCAACCAGATTGGTGCGGCCTACAACATTCCTGTCGTTCTCACGCATGAGAATGGCTTTACCTTGAAAGCCTCGGGCAGCACCGATGCCTTTGATATTCTTGACCCCGCGGTCGGCGTCTCGAAGAATGCGACTGTCGATGCGGCTCAGATTGTGCTCTCCAGCGAGCTCAACTACGAGGCTGCGGCGAAGGCGGCTTCGGCTGGCAAGCGAGCCTTTGTCAAGGCCACGTCCCATGTCGTGCGGAACATGACTGATTCCCACAAGAAGATGCTCGAGGTCCAGGCCCTCTACGGCCAGCAGGACATCGGCGTCGTGGGCACGGATAGTGGCTCCGGAGTCTATAAGATTTCGGCGGCTACGTGGGCTCCTGGTATTTGGGCCGGACTTGAGAATGGACGCCTTGACGCCCTGAAGTCTGACCTTACCACGCCAGAGGCTACGAATGGTCCGTTTCCTAATGCTGCGGTTACCAGCGTTGACATGACTGCTCGTACTGTGACATTTGCTTCGGATTCTACTGACGTGGTTGCAGGGTATCGCTTCTTCTTCGAGAATGCTTGCGCTCCTTCGGCTACCCCGACATTCAACGAGAACCTTGGTATCCACAAGGCGCTGACGACCTCGGGTTCGGTCTTCGGGATTTCGAACTCGACGTACAACCTCTGGAAGCCTGCTTCGACGAATGCGGGCGGCCAGCTTCAGTTCGACCACATTCAGGAGACGGCGGCTCGGATTGCGGAAAAGGGCGGCATCAACGGAAAGTTGAAGTGCTACGTGTCGAACCTGACGTGGATTGACCTTCTGGGCGACCAGGCTGCGCTTCGTCGGTACGATGGCGGAGAGGGCAAGTCTGGGGCTTATGTGTCCGGTGCTGAGGAAATCGTCTTCCACACCGCTACGGGTCCTGTGAGTATTGTTCCCAGTATCTATGTGAAGCGAGGCTTTGCGTATATGCTCGACACCGGTTGCTGGAGTCGAATTGGCTCTTGGGACTTTGGTTTCGGCGACCCGATCTCTGGTGAGATTTTCCACCGTCTCGAGTCGAAGGCTGGCGTTGACCTGCGGTCGTATTCCGCGGTGTCAGTGTTCTGCAGGTCTTTGGGTCGGAATGGAATTATTACCGGCATCGTCAACAGCGCGTCGTAAAGCTAAGATCTTTGGTGGAGAGGCGTGTGAACAACGTCTCTCCACCAACTCTTTTAAGGAGACAATATGGGAACATACGTTATTCCTCCTGCTGATCTTGGCATTGACGACGTAAGTCTTAAGGTCACGACCAGCAACACGTCGAACATCTTTGACGTGAGCAGGGCTTATACTTTCACTGCAATTGTTGACATCACAGAAACCGGAACTCCGGCAGCAGGAGCAGCGTCTCTTGTTGCAAACGTCATGGACGGGATTGGCTCGAGTGCCTCAATCATCTACTCCGTAGACCTTCTCACTGGAATCGACATTCAGACTAACGGAGACCAGAACGTCGTTACGTTTGGGGCAGGAGTTAACGGCGCGAAGACTGGAAGCGGCACAATTGGCACAGCAATCGACGTGCTAAAGGCGGTTGAGTTCTTGCAGCTCGACCTAATTGCCACCACTGCAAGCGATGGTACTACGTGTACGGGAGACGTCACTCTAATCGTTGAGCAACTCTAATGGGCACAGACCGAAAACTCTTCGACCAAGGTACTGTCCAGTTCTTCGAAGCTACGGCTAACGGGGTCAATAAGGCGACAGTCCAGGCCCCAGCTACGCTTGCTGCGGACTACACGCTTACTCTGCCGGTTGACGACGGCGGCGCTAACGAGTTTCTCAAGACAGATGGCTCTGGTGTGCTCTCTTGGGGCACGAGTACCGCAACCCTTGATTCGGCATATGATAATGGTAGCACAATCACTGCGGATGCTGGTCAAGTAGAGATAAACGGTAATGGCAACGTTGGGCTGTTCCTAAATCAGGATTCAGACCATGCTGCGTTATCTGTTGACTCTGAAGCTACCGGCTCTCCACTATTATTGCTGGCCGCAATCAATGGCAATTCTCGAGGAGATATCGCACTTGGCACTGCTCGTACCGGAGACCCGTCATCTCCCAGTGAGGGTGACATTTGGTACAACTCGACTGATAAGAACCTCTATGTTCGTACCGACGCAGCGAGTATAGACCTTACTCAGCAAAATACAGATACTCAGAATGATCTGGATGGCGCGTATACGGATGGACAGTCTATCACGGTAGATTCCGGAGCCATTGCCATCTCTGGTAGTGCGACTTCTTTGATGGACCTCACGCAATCAGGCGACTTTGCAGGCGCAACGATTACAAAAACAGGTGTAGGAGCCGGTCGTGTTTTATCTATTGAAGATGACGGTACAGGTGGAGCAGCATTCCTGAACCAAGATGGGAACGCTATCGCCTTGGAGATTGACTCCGAGGCTACAGGGCAACCTTTACTCAGCCTATCTGCAGCAGCGGCAAACTCACGCGGCGATATTACTTTCGGAACTGCTCGACTTAATCCGGCTTCTTCTCCTGTTGAGTCTGACATTTGGTATGACGGAAGTGAGCACCGTTGGGAAGGGTATACCGGATCAGGCAACTACACATTGGGTGGTGCTTTTAATATGACACCTGGCCCGGGTACTGCTATTCAATTATCTTCTGGAGTCTTAACACTTACGCAATCTTATTGTTTTGTAACCTCTGAATCTGGTGCTACGGATGACTTAGATACAATCACTGCAGCAGACTCTAACACAGGAGATATTATTGTGTTGCGTCCCACAAGTGGGGATACGATTACAGTTAAGCATGGCACGGGCAATATTACACTTTCTGGAGGTGCAGATCGAGTTTTAACGCCTGCCAACGGTAGTAGTATCATGCTTCAGAATACGGGTGGTAATTGGAATGAGGTTTCGTATACAGCATGAGCACTTCAAAAACACTCCACGCTGACACAGTACTGGTTCCTGAGACGGACGAGGTTGATTGGGGAGCGGAGGTTTCTGCGTTCCTTGCTACGCTGATTGAAGACGCGGACGCCTCGACTTTTCAGGATGCAGACGGAAACGTCTTCAACCGAATCCAGTGGACCACGGCGACGATTGCAGACGGCGGGGAGCTTACCCCAGCAACTACGGGCTACCGTCTCGCAGGAGACGGAGGCGCGGCGACTCTTGATGGGACGACCGCGATTACGGACGGGGAGAAGGACGGCCAGATTCTCATCATCAAGGGGACCAGCGACACCAACACCGTGACTATAGACACCGGAGCGAACACCGACCTAAATGGGCAGATTGTCCTTGACGACGGTGGAATGATTCACCTCGTGTGGGATTCAACGAGCTCTGCGTGGGTTGAAATTAACAGGAATTCATAAAGGAGACAGATATGCCCTGTGGAAACAAGCACGGAATGAAGCCCAAGAAAAAGGGTAAGAAGAAAAAGAAGTAGTTATGGCTGACCCAAAAGAGAAGCACAGAACATACTTCAAGCAGCCCACGCTCCGCGAAAAGGCCGCGATGCGAAAGTTGGAGAGACGACAAGAGCGGGAGGCAAAGGAGCGGGAGGCACGCCGTAAGGCACGAGAAGAAAAGAAGAGAAAGGAGGAAGAGGAAAAGAAGAGGCAGGAGGAGGAGTATCAACGGGACAAGGCTGCGTACGAGGCGCGTAAGAAGAAAGAGGAGTCTCCGGCTCAGCAGAAGGCTGTACAAGGTGTTGTAGAATCAACGCGGCCACTAAAGCCGGAAACAAAGCCTAAGCCAAAACCAAAACCTTTGGTAAAGACAGAAGAAAAACCAAAGGTAACGCCAAAGCCAGAAAGTAGTAATCTTCTTCTACAACTACTTAAAGGTAAAGAGGAGAAGAAAGAACCTACCCCAATGGAAGTAATTGTCGATAAGAAACCGAAGTCAACCGCAAGGCAAGGGTCTGGGCGAAGTAGTTCAGACAGCGGCAGGACTTCAAAAACCAACAAACGAAGGAGACGACCGGATGCGAATCGAACCAGAGAAACGACATATTAAGTACGACAAGGACCCCGACGTCCTTAAGATTTCTAAGGCGACTACTATTGAATCAGGGGACCTCACGCTTACGACGGGAGACCTTGTCCTGTCAGCAGGAGACATCACCCAGACTGGTGACCTCGCGGTGACAGGGGACATTGCAATTACTGGAGGGCCCCTGACCCAGACGGTACAATATGCAACTGTTGCAGACCCGGGGGACGGAATGACTATTACTCCTCCAGCAGATACCCCCAGATTCTATTGTCCTATTACGACGGCCGGCTCTGAAACTCGAGTTCTTGGAGCACCAGACCATCTTGGACAGGTTGCTATTCTTCGTATTGTATCAGACGGAGGCTCGCTTGCCATGACCAATGCGTCTGGTTGGAAGGGTGGAACTACTTCTGATGATGTTGCTACTTTTGCGGAAGCGGAAGACGTGATGATTTGTGTTGCTGCAGGCTTGGACGCCGTTGATTGGCGCTGGATTGCTGACGTCGGCGTCACCTTCGCGTAATGGCTAACTACACGCTAAGAGTTGAAGAAGTGCTTGGGCTCACGGAGCTTCAAACACTTCTTCAAACCATCTCGACTGGCGAGGGACTTGCTCTTCGAGACATAAAAATCAATTCTACGCCCCGAGAGGGGCGGTATGTAGTATCCTGGGAGGAGAAAGTTTAATGCCTACTGTCACTTTTGATTCTGTCTTTTCGTGGAACGCGGTGTCCGGAGCCGCGGGCTATCAGGTTCGAGCTCTGGATGCAGTCAACAATGTTCTTACCCCAGCGCCTGGTGTTGTGGACGTCGGTCTCAGCACCTCGGTTAGCGTCAACACGCTGCTCGCTGGGCAGTCCCCTGGGACGTATAAGCTCCAGGTTCGAGCCGTAGAGGCCGGGGGTGCGAACCCAACTGGATTCTCGTCTCTCGACGTGGACCTCGTTGGTTTGGCTGCTCCTACAGGACTTACCGTCGCGTAACCATGACACCGACTAAGCGTATTAATAAATGTCTACTCATAATCGTTGGGCTCGTGCTTGGGGAGGGGGTGGTCCTATACGCGGCAGGCATCGGGCAAGAAGGCTTAATCGACCAGTTGCGGGCTGATATCGACCTGATTCTTGGAGTTTCAGGAGCAATGATTGCTGGGCTCGTAACTACAATCGGCATTCTGTGGCAATCACTTAGAGCGAGCCAGAATGAGTTCATTGAAACCCTTAAAGACCTAAAGGACAAAGATGACTGACCCCCTTCTAACTATTCCCAAGAGCACGGCTCAGGCTGTTCTCGACGCAATTTTTGAGACAAAAGCTGGAAAGGCTGGCTACCTATTGGGTACTACCTTGCAGGAGAAGCCTCGTACAGAGAACGAGATTCTACAGGAACACCAGGTTGAGAAGTTGAATGGCTAAGCTATGGACCACTGAGCAAGAAATCGCTGAAGTCCGGCGAATCGGGGCATTTAATGACGTCGAGTCGGAGGGTAAAGCCGATGCGGACATCATTAATGCCCTCGACCTCGTTATGATGGATGAGTTGGTTCCCAGCCTGAACCTCTTGCAGGAAGAGTACCTTGTTCGAAACCACGTAGTAACGACCACCGCAAATCAAGAATTTGTGGACGTTCCGAGCCGTGCTGTTGCCGGTATGCTTCGCGATATCTGGATTTCAGGTACCGATGGAGAGGGCCGGCGACTCCTTCCCATGATTGGGCGAGAGAACAGGCCGTTCTACGATAACGACGCGGCGAGCTATCCTGCGGGATTCTATATGCAGGGCGACCATATTGTTCTCGTGCCTAAGATTTCTGGAGCCAAGACTCTTCAGCTTTCATACATGTTCCGACCGGGGCAGCTCGTGAAGAGTAGTGCTTATCGCACAGTTTCGTCTGTGGACTCCACGACGAGCATTACGGTTGATTCGACTGTTCCCACTGCATGGACCACGGCCAACACATTCGACGTCCACAGCCCGAAGTCTGGGGCCGAGAACCGAGTGTTTGATTATGGGGCAGGCACCGTGTCGGGCACGACCATCACCTTCTCGGCAGCGATTGACGGCTCCGCAACCAATACCTTTGCGGTGGAGGTTGGGGACTATGTGTGCCTCGCGGAGACCGCGGCTGTTCCCTCGTTGCCCAGAGAGCTCCACCCTGTATTGGCGCAGGCTGCGGCATGCAGGCTCCTTGAATCGGATGGGGACGCCGTAGCGCTCCAGATTGCGAGGCAGACCCTTGCGCGTCAGATTCAGGCGTTCACGCGTATGGCGGATTCTCGAGTCGAGGGCAAGCCCCACAAGACGCCAAATCGAAACTCGTTCCTTAGCAGACAGTACGGAGGCAGGTGGTAATGGGTCTTTCAAACTATCTTTCAAATCTAAGACACTTTTACTATGGGGCAGGGACCGCGGGCCTTATTGATGTAGTTGGAAGTGCAGACTGGACCGAGCAGGGAACCGTGGGCCTTAACTCATCGGACGGCCCACCTCCCGCCGCGGGCGGAACTTCTCGCGGTCCGTGTGACTCGACCACCACGGGATTCTCAAGGTCGCCCACGGGGGACTATTTAGACCTTCGGTCTACGACCGATATCACTATGTTCGCGTGGGCAAGGCTCGATTCCCGCTCGACGTCTCAGGAGCTTTTCGGGTGGTGGACCGGAACGGCGAACGAGCAGGCCCTGCTTTACAGGTATGACCACTCCTTTGAGACGCCAATCCTCCTGGCGCAAGGAAATACGAACAACATTTCGACCGGCCCTGGTGCTATCAACCTCTGGCAAGACACGGGGGCGAACGCTTGGCACTTTTGCGGATGGTCGTATAACACTTCGACGGACAAAATCACACATTGCTTTGACGACAACATTCTGACTGCCGCCGATGACTTCGGGAACTTCTCTCACTCCGTTCTCACGCCGGCCCGGATTGGCGTTACGGTGTCGGGCGTTTCAGGCGCGGGCCTCAAAGGAGATGTGGCATACGTCAACGTCTTTGACTACGCATTTGATGAGAGTGATTGGTCCTATTTCTATAATGGTGGGAACGGGAGACCTTACCCAGACCAGTACGTAAGGCCTGTTACCGGGCTATTTCCTGTGGTCGCGAAGTCTTTTTTAATAAGAAAAGACGCGGCTGTGAAAAATGAACACAATAGAGTCTTTTTAGATGCCGCCAAAAGAAGAACTTGAAACTCAAGTTTTAGAACGTGAGTGCAAGGGGTTGATGCTGAATCCCAACCCCTATGCTCTGCCTGAGGGTGCCCTCACTGAGGCGGATAATGTGGTTATTGACAGGCCAAACGTTATCTCCAAGGCGAGAGGTTTCAACCGCTATGGGGACGCGCTTTCGAACGCTCCCAGCGCCATGTCGGAGTTCAACGACAAGGTATTGGTGCTGGACGGCACGACCCTGAAATACGATTCAGACGGGGCAGGGACGTGGAGTAGCCTATCTGGCACCTTCTCGCCGCCCGACGCGAACAACAGGATGAGGTTCGCAGAGAGCCTTTTTGCACTCTTCTTCACCACAAGCGGAGGCTTGTATAGACTTGACACACTTTCAGGGACGCCCGCTCGATCTGGTCTTCCGCAGGGCCTCGATATGGAGGCGACTTTTGCGGGTACTGGCCTCGGCTTTTTTAACACTGCGGCGCAAATCGCATACAAAGTCGTGTACGTTCGGAAAGACGGCAACGACCAAGAGATTATCGGAGCACCCGCCTTTCGACTCGTGGTCAAGAATCCCGTAACGGCTACTACGTGGTCCCGCTCCAGTACTACGCTGACCGTGACCCATACCGCTCATGGGTACTCGACTAATGACACGGTTATCGTGACTGGCAGCACGGATTCCAACACGGAGAGCGTGTTATCTATAATCACGGTCTCGGATGCGGATACATACACCTACGACGTCGCAGACACGGGGGACACCAGCGGAACGCAGGACGTGCGGCGGGACGAGAATGTGACGCTGGTGACTACGATTCCGGACGAGATTGCCGCGGGCGACTTCCTTGAGGTCTATAGGACCGAGATGTCAGCGGACATCAGCACGGACCCCGGTGGCAGGTTTCTCAAGGTGACTCGTATCGAACTTGCGTCTGGAGACATTACAACCGGGACCTATTCATTCTCGGACGACTTTCCCGAGGCGTTTCTGGGTGCGGAACTCTACGACAATCAGACCGCGGAAGGGTCCGACCAGTCGAACTACCGCGCACCGTACATGACGGACGCTGTGTACTGGAATGGTCACATGTGGGGCTGCAACACCCGCAACCCACACCGCCTCCGGCTCGACATGAAGACCACGGAGGACATGACGGTAACGACGGACAGTATCACTATTGGAGGCAGGACATATATCCCTGAGACCGCGGAGGATATTGGCTCGCAAGAGTTCCTACTCGACCAAGGGCAAACCACCGAGGCTCAGAACGTGGAGAACACGTCCCGGAGCCTCGTCCGCGTTGCGAATCAAGACTCCGGGAACACTACTTTTTATCTTCACTACGTGTCGGGTCCGAATGACCCTCCGGGTCAAATTCTAATTGAACGTAGGGACTTAACAGATACTGCGCTGTCTGTAACCGCTTCTGCCGCAGACATAGGTGGAGACTTTGAGCCAGTTCTTCCAACTTCAGGGTCGACTGTGGCGACTGAAGCTGTTCAGCAGACAAATCGAGTATTTCATTCCAAATTTGAACAGCCAGACGCTTGGCCTCTTCTGAATTTTGACGATATCGGGCCTTCCAGGTCGAAAGTGCTTCGTTTGATTCCATTGCGGGATTCTCTCCTTGTGTTTACAGAACGGGGGGTTTACAGGATTCATGGGCCTACTGAAATCGATTTTACAATTGACCAGATTGAGACGGACATTCAGCTTCTTGCTCCTGAGAGCCCTGCGGTTCTTTCGGACTCAGTCTGGTGCTTCACGAACCAAGGGGTCGTGAGCCTTAACGAGAACGGGGCTCGGGTCCGGTCGTTCTACGGCATTGACCGCGAGCTCCAGAAGCTTCAGACCTTTTCCAACTTCAAGACCCTTACATGGGGGATTGCGTATGACGAGGACCATAAATACATCCTTTGGGCACAGGACGAGAGTGGTGATTCGACGGCCACCGTGGGGTGGGTCTGGAACGAATTCACCGAAACCTGGACCAGGCGACTCAAAAAGGTGTCGTGTGGGGTAGTGCCGCAGGAGGCTCAGGTCATGTACTTGGGGCACGCGGTCGATACCGTGGTTCTCAAGGAGCGTAAGAGTTTTACCGCGAATTCGGTTGACTTTGTCGACGAGAGCATTCCCATTACCATTACGTCGGTATCTACTGGGTCGCATCCCACGTCTGGTGCTACGGTCTCGGAGCTGACATTTACCTACACTTACACCGGTACGACGATGGCCACGGAGTTTGGCATCTCGCAGGGAACGGATTTCGGTAGGGTGTTGGCGCTGGTGGATAATGGGTCGGACTCCTATACGGCTACGCTGGACACGCTGGGCGCGAATTGGTCTGCTGCGTCGGCCACTGCTGACCTTCCTATTGCGTCTCGGGTGCGGTGGGCTCCCGAAGTAAATGGAGACCCCAGCAAGAAGAAGCAATATACGTACGCAGTTCTGAGCCTCGAGGCAGATACCGCAAGGTCCTTGACGCTGAAGTTCTGGAGTGATACCCAGAACATTGAAGTTGCGGTCAACGCGGTTGTGCTTGCGGTAGCCATTGGGTGGGGTTCAGTTGCTTGGGGCTCGAGCCCGTGGGGCTCTGGGTCCAAGAACCGTCGGTCCACGCCCATTCGCGTCCCGGTTCCAAGGCGCTGCCAGAAAGCTCGGGCCTTGTCGACAATCGTTGAGCACTCTCGGGCGCGTTCGTATTTCGACATTGTGAATTTGGGCCTTAGTGTTCGGAACATTAGCTCTCGGACGGACTTTGCTCCTTAGATTTCTTTTTGATTGTGAACCGTATAGTTTTTGGATCATACCCACGGGCTTCAAATTCTTCTACAAGAGTATTTTTCTGTTGACCCAGATGAAAGGCTTCTGACCAACAGTTACGACAAACACACGGATTACAAAAAATACTTATTGCAAAGCCACCGTCCGTTTTATCAGGGTACCAGACTCTATAATCTTGTTCCTTTTCACACCATCTAACAAGTAAAGTATCAGGACTAACTCGTCTACCCATGAAAGTCGGCTCCTTTAGACGTTACAGCAAGGAAGATTATAAAGAGCTACCCCCGTGGGGCGAGCAGTTCTTTACTCAACTTAACAAGGTTCTGGAGACGCATAACAACGCCCTCTCGAACGGGCTTAATTTTGCGGACAACTTCAGGTCAGAGGTTCGGACACTTCAGATTCCCCATGATACCGCATTTCAGATTCAATTGCAAGAACTTTCCCGCGCCCCAATAGGGGCATTTGTGCTCTTCTCAGACTTCTTCGAATACTCGAAATTCACTTGGCGGCAGACTCCAGACACTGCCCTTTCAGTAGAGGTTAAGATAAAATGGGACTCAACCCCAACAAAAGACCCAACTGTTACACTTGTATTCATAGGTAGATAATGGCATACCTCGACGAATCACCCTCCAATTTCCAGCAGAACAAAGAGTACCTCATGACTGGGGATACTCGTCCTGCTCCCGGTATGGACCAGCAGCAGAGGCAGCGGGACGCGTCCAACGCTCCGAGGCTGCAGGACTTTGGTGGGGGAGTCTCTACTGGCGCTGGAGGTGCAACTGGTACGATCCAGTCTGCCCCAGAGATGGACATGCGGACCACGAGCGCCCCTCAGTCGACAACCACAACCGAGGAGAAGAAACCAGATGGCACGATTAAGACCACGACACAAGAGCAGAAGCCGGTATTCAAAACTACAGGCTCACTCATGCAAAGGCTCACTAATCCGGTTTCAGAAGGGGCGCAGCAGGGCCAAGAGCAGCTCCAGCAGGCATCCCAGGCGTTTAAGGAACTCGCCGGACCGTCCCGCACCTTCGAATCGGTAGGAGGTGCCGGGACCTTAAATCAGGCCGTAGAGTCTGGGACCGGCATGGAGGACGCGAGGGCTCTGGCCAATGCTCAGTACGGTGGTCCTCAGGGGCTGGCTAATACTGACGTGGCAAATCTTCAGAATCTCTACACGGATATCTCGAATCGTGCCTCAGCGTTGGGTACGGGCGGCGGTCTTGCGACTATGATTCAGCAGAGCGTACCGGGTTTGACGCGGGGACAGGCGGAGTACGAGGCCAAGAGGCGGCTGGCAGATTCCAAGGTTGCAGGCCGGGACCTCAGGTTTGAGCAGGTCAACCCATTGAGGGCAGCGATTGAAAGTGAAACGGAGGGGGCCGAGGAGTTCGCGGGACAGAGGACAGCCGAAGAAGACGCCATTCGTGAGGCTTCCCGCGGACTCCTCACCGGTCGTCAGGATGTGATTTCCGAAGACATCCAGTCCGCGATTGACAAGGCCCTGAAGCAGCAGGAAGGGGCGCAGACTGCGTACGCGAATATTTCAGACCAAGGAACCCTTGACGCGATTCGGGCAGCATCCCCGTACCTTCAGTCCGGGACCACAGAAGCCCCAGGAGAGATGATTGGGAAGGATGTGGCCGAGGCACTATATAGCCCCCAAGCGCGGCAGACAGCCGAAGGAGAGGCTTTGAAGCAGGCCATTCTAAATGACCCGAGATATGCGTCGGTTGCCCAATACGACCCTCTTGAACTTGGGATAACTAAGCGGGGAACAGAACTGTACGACATAGGCGGGGAAGACTACAGGAAGGTCGTCCCAGACAAGACAACCAGAAGCCTTCTCTACGAGAGGCAGAAGGAATTGGAAAAGGCGTTTAGCCCGAAGACCAAGGCTCTTGGTGAATATGGCACCACGAATCCGCTTTACTATGGGGATAACTACGAATCCCTTGACACAAGAAATTACATGGGCTTTGACCCCGGCACATCGCCCAGTAGAGAGAACGTATCCAGTGATGTCCAAAAAACTCAGTACAACAGGATATCTGACCTAATGGGGTCTTTGGACAGCATCGGTGAGGCAGAACCATTCCGGGCCGCAAAGATTTACGCTGAGGTGGGTAAATACCTCGATGACGAGGAGAAGAACCTTGAAGCCAAGGGCGAGAAGTTGTCTGAACAGGACAAGGAATGGCGGCAAATGGTCAAGGGCGCAAGGAAGAAGTATAAGAAGGCGAAGTCTAAGCCGTACGCTCAGATAGGTGGAATTATTGCCACAGTCCTCGTGCCCGGCGGCAAGGGAGAAGGCGAGCAAATAGGCGCAGCAGCCTACCAATAAGGAACAAATAACTAAAAAAGGAGTAAGCGAATGGCACTGGGAGGCATTGTAGCTGCAATTGTGAACGCTGCGGACAAGGGCAGCGACGGGAAGAAGTACCTAAAAAAGGGCATGGAGGAGTGGGAGAACCTCGAACTTCCCGAGTACGCTAAGCTAATCGCGCCGTACCTTCAGAGCACGGGGCAGATGACCCCGGAGATTTATGACGCGATTACGAGTGGGGAGTTTCGTGGCATTGAGGAGGACCCACAGGCAGAGCAGAAGCAGCTCGAGAACCTCGGGCGGCTGGAGCAGATTGCCAAGGAGGGCATTCCTCTTGAGGACCGCTTGGCGGCTGACGAGGCACAGAGGTCGGTGGCGCAGGAAGGGTCTCGGGCTCGGGAGCAGATTATTGCGAACCTCGCCCGTCGGGGCCGTGGAGGCTCGGGTGCGGAGCTCGCGGCTAAACTCGCGTCAACCGGACAGCAGGAGGAGATGGCTCGAGGCATGGGGACGGACCTCGCGAGGCAGCTCTTGGACCGCAGGATGCAGGCCATTGGCCAAATGGGCGGGCAGCTCGGGCAGTTCCGAGGCCAGAACATTGGGAAGGAAGCGCAGATTTCCCAGATGCAGAACCGGTACAACGAGTTCCTTTCGAATCTCAACACCCAGGCGGCGGCCGATGCGGCTCGTCAGCGACAGATGTCCCAGCAGTACAACTTGGGCAACCGGCAGCGGATTGCGGACCAAAATGTGCAGAATCAGTACAATACGCAACTCGACAGGAACCAGCAGCTTCAGCAGGGCTTTCAGGACCGCTTGGCTAAAACCTCGGGTCTTACGAATCAGTTCGCTGGACTCGCAGCCCAGCAGAACGCACGCCAGGCCCAGAAGCAGGCTCGGGTTCAGGCTGCGGGGGCTGGGGTTGATAGCCTTATCAACACAGTGACAAAGAGCCTGTTACCAGCGCAGTCGCCGGCAGGAGGTGGATAATGGCCACAACTCAATATGAATCGTTTTTACGCGATACAAATCTAATGGATACTCTCAAGGAGATAGAGGAGAAACTAAAGGCCGGAGCACCTACGGTTGGGCCGCAGATCCCTGCTGGAGGGTTTCCTTCAGAACCACAGTTGCCAGAGGAGCCCTATGGCCCACAACTTCCAGAGGGGTGGACTCCTTCCCTAAAGGAACAAGCAACTCCTCCCCGAAAAGGAGTTTCAGTAGAAGATCTTATTGCTTCTGCAGACGCTCAGAGGTCGCTTAGGTCAGGTCCTCAGATGCGACCCGGTGCGGATACTCGGACCATGGATCAACTCAGGGGTGCAGAACAGCCTTCACTTCTGAAGACAGCAATCGACATGTATCATGCCGTGAAAAGTGGTAAAGACCAAACATACGAAGCACCCTCCGGGCAGCCGGACCCGGAGTTTCTTGCCATGCGGGCTAAAAACGAGAAGATGGCAAACTTCCAGTCTCCAGAATACGACATGATGGGTCGCAGGACAGCTCCCAGTGGTATTCCGGGAATGGAACCGCCTCCTCCGCCGCCTGACCAGTTCAAGTCTCCAGAATACGACATGATGGGACGTAGGACTTCGCCGAGTGGGATTGAGGGCATGGGGCAAAAGCCTCTTGACATAGCGTCTCTGGGGGAGCCAAAAGGGGTTCAGGGCCCGCCCCAGACAGACCAATGGGACCGTATTGCGGAGCTCGCGCCTGACGACTCGGGTGCAAGGAATCGTATGATCCTGAGCATCATGGAGGGGTTGACTCGTGCCGGGGCCGAGGCTTCTAACGTGCCGCTGATTACGGAGCTGTTGGCGGGCAAGGGTCGCGGACCCACGGATCAGACGAATGCAGACATGCTCCGCCAGTTTATCGACAAGGGGGCACAGTCGGACGAGCAGAAGAAGGCGTGGGCCACGAGCTCAGCACGTAAGGCCGCGGAGGATATGTATGGGAGGAAGTTCGATTCTCCTGATGACCTGAAGACGTTTCAGCAGACCCAGAAGGGCGAGGCGGACATCAAGGCCCAAGAGGGGCTTACCGAGAGCCGGAAGTTCGCTTCTCAACTCAAGAAGGACGAGGCGGAGTACACGCAGAAGGTTGCGGAGCAAAGGAAGCAGTTGCTTGCGTCGGGGGACCTATCGGGCCTCGACAAGGATTCCCAGAAGAAGCTTGACGAGCTTCGCACGAATCTCAATAAGGAAGAGGCTAAACTCATCGATTCGGTCCGTATTGCTGATAAGGGCCTGAAGTCTGTGGACGAACTTAGTGACAATGACATGGCGTACATGGCTGCAGGAGTCATGGTAGCCCGTGCCTCTGGTGAGGTTGGAAACCTGTCGAAGACTGAGGTGCAGGTTTACAACAAGCACCCCCATGCAGAAGGACAGCTCGAGGCGTTCGCTGATTGGGCGCGAGGTGAGATTTCTCAGGGCCGCAGGGACACCGTCATGGAGATTCTAAAGCACCATCGGGACGAAGGAATCAAGCGGCTCAGGCAGCGCGTCACGGACGAAACTGACGCCTTCCGCACCTTCAACAAGGACGCAAACCCAGACGCCGTCATGAAGTTCATGGGCCTGGGTATGCCAGAAGAGGTTCAGGGGAAGGCTAAAGCTGAGATGGTTGAAATGTATAATCCAAAAGAAGATAGGATTGTACCTGTAAAGCCTGAACATGTAGAAGGACTTAAATTGAAAGGCTGGAGCGTTCAGTAATGCCCACACCTGACGAATTAGAAGCAATGTACTCCAATCCTTCGCCCGAAGGTGAGGATCTTGAATCCCTATACTCAAAAGAAAAGGGACGAAAGCCCAAGCCCGGTGAGACGTGGAAGAACCCTCTCGACGAGCAGCATCCCGAGGTGTCGCGCTTCTTCATCAAGAACTTTGCGTCGGCTACCCCTGAGACTATGGGCCGTGCGCTGGCGGAGAACTTCGAGGTCAAGCACCGAGGCGGCTATGACTATTCAATCCGAAAGCCTGGTGAGAAGAAGTGGCGGGTTGTAGACCGTAAGTCGTGGACTGACTGGATTCCTTTCTATGGTGGAGACTGGTCCGACATGGTAGGGGACATTGTCACTGGGATTGGGTCCGTGATTGGGGCGGGCGCTACGTCTCCAGGTATTGTGACTTCTGCTGCAGGTGCGGCGGCGGGGGCTGGAGCCGCTCAAGCTGCTTGGCAGGGACTCGGGTCCTTGCTCGGCTCAGGCGTTACCCCAGGTGAAGCAGCCAAGAGCGTGGCGTTCGAGGCGGGCGCTGGGGCAGTTGGAGACGTCGCAGGACGTGCCCTTATTGACCCACTCGTCAAGGGCGGGTCTCGGGTCGTGAAGCGTGGACTGCTCGGTAATGTCGACGAGGTCGCTGGGCGAAATGCTAAGAACCTCATGGATTATGAGAAGGCTTTGGCCACGTTGGCTCCTGAGGAGGCGGCTAAGGTGGCGCGTCCTGAACTCGAGAAGGCGTCTCATGGGCTTCTTGGTGGGCTGGCGCGTAAGGGCGAAAAGGCTGCGGATGAATTGGCTGCGGCGGAGACTCGAGGAATGCAGGAGTTGCTCGACCTTGAGGACGACATCTTGCGGGACCAGGCTGCAGAGATTGGGGTTGAGACTACCCGGAAGGCTACCGCCAAGGAGGTCAAGGAGGCCATTGTAGCACAGCATGAGGCTTCTGTCAAGGAAGGAATCAAGGCTGCCCAGAAGGAACTTGACCGCGCCCAAGCTGTCATGAAGCGTAAGACGGGGGTCGAGGGCGGTCTTGCCAAAACCGCGAAGGAAACTGCGGAACGAAAGTTGTCGGCGCTCAAGGACGTGGCGAAGAGGGGCCCGGCTAAAACGGCTGCGGAACTCCTCGATAAGGCTGAAAAGCTTGCACAAGAAATGAACACCGGCACGGACGTTGGGAAGATGGAAGCACAAAGATTGGGCATTGACCTCGACCTTCCTCACGAGGCGGTTGCACAAAAAGTGTTCAAGGCACAGGACCCAACGAAGATTGAGGCAGTCCGTGGCCAGGTAGACCGAGTCATGGAG